CAGATCGTCAATCCTTGCGTCCATTTTATACCATCCTTTCTTGTGTTTGGGACCGTTTGTCCCGGTTTTCCCCACTTTGTCCCGTTTTCCGTTTTCCGTTCTATCCTTGCGTATATGGCAATTCCCAGTCTAGGGCCATCTGCGCCTTGCCCAATTCCATGGCAATATAGGCAAAGTGATCGGCCATAATATTGGGGAATCTTGCCCTGATTTCTTTGCGGAGTGCTTCCCCTTGCGAGGATAAGGGGATATCCTGCCCGCAAGTCAGTACCAACGTTGGCAAGTCATCGCTTGTATAGTGCTCTGCCCGGATGCCTTTTCCCTTCACAACCCGAACGATAAAATAGCCAATTGGGTCGGGTACAAAACTATCGTCCAGTTGGGTATGGTCTCAAATTTTACATCCAACATTGCCAGGTCCATTGTATACCATCCTTTCTTTTGCTTTGTGTTCTGTGTCTAATCCCCAACATAGGACACAAGCTTGTGGCTTGCGTTCTATGTTGGGCGCTAGACTAGCGCCCGCGTTCCTATATTCGATTGTAGTCTATCCTATATAGTGGGGTATCATCGGCTGATACACTGCCACGCCCTAGTATATGGGATAGGTCCGCTGATTTATTCTATTGTCATTTCTCCCGCTCCTATGTCGCACACATAGTCGCATCGGCCCTAGTTCTGGCCTATGGTTTGGACACTCGCCAATCCCTACTCCATTGTAAAGGATGGCATCCTGTGTTGTGTCTACTCGCCGATAAGCGTTTTCGGGCATTGTATTAGATGGCCTTTTCAGATTTCTTGTCTCAATTCCCTAGATCGTGATATAGGGAATCCCCTACTTTGGCCTATCCTGTTGGTAAAATGTTGCCTACAATCGGGAAATCGCCCGTCCGCTTGTGGCCCGTCCGCCACCCCAGAATCATGTTAGCTTGTCCCCAGCAGCCTGGGACCTTGTGGGACAATTGGCGGTGTGTAGTCTAGTGGTATCAGGTCGTTGTGTGTATCAGGTGTTAGTGTGCTATCCAACTGTCTGGCCACATTGTATCACACGTGGAGCGAAAAGTCAATCTTCGAACTGTTGTTCGTACATACCGAAAACGATAAAAAATCGATAGAATGTTTGCGAGTTTTCGTGACTAGAACGTCTGTTCTTTTGTGGCTTGCTTGGTCAGTATACTATACCCTGGCAGGGTATTCTATACTGGCATGGCATCGGGCATCGCATCGGGCAGGCATCCTGGCTAGACTATGGCCTATCCAGTACCATGTATACTGGCATCGGGCATCGGGCATCGGGCATCGCATCGGCGGCCAGGCATCGGCGGCCAGGCATCGGGCAACTGGTCAAGAGCTCCATAGAATAGGGCATCGGGCATCGGTGGCCTAGACGTGGATCTGCTTTGGGGTAGGGCATATGGTAGGGTAGGGTAGAATAGATCGGGCATCGGGCAGGCGTCCATAAGTCAGGCATCGGGCATCATAGAATAGGGCATCGGGCAAGGTAGGGTAGGGCATCGGGCAGGCATCGGAAAGTATAACCAAATGGAATGGTAGCTATAACCAAAAGTTATAGCTACATAGGGTATCGCACTCTCCCCGCATCGGGCAGCATCGCATCGCATCGCATCGGGGCATCGGCTGCCCATAGCTTTATGTATAGTAGTATACTTGTGCTAGTAGGTATTAGCACAAGTATAACTATGTCAAGTTGCTATATAATGTTGTGCTAGTGCTATGGTAGGGGTGTCTGAGCATAGGGCATGGCATGATATAACGTGGTATCATTCTGTTTCTTTATAGTTCTATGGCATCGGCCAGACAACCCAACGCGAAAAAATATTCGGGCGGGCGGGCATGTGGCGGCACCCTCCAGACCCGAGGAGGGGTGAAAACTCGCTACATTATGTCTACCCACGTTTCTCCCTCCCCCACCCCTTCCCACCGTCTCCCACTCCCCATCACCGTGTTCTGTAGTCGGTGGGGTGGGGCGGGGGTTGGGAACTCGCCCTTGACATCCATACGGTTTTCGTGTATAATGGGCTTATGCAACAGAATGGAGGAGGTAGGGCAATGAGCGATGATGGTATTACTCGACCGGCGCAACCGAAGCCGCCAGAAAGGAACAGTGTGGAGGGGTGGGTTTTCGATGGTGCAACGGCGCTTGATCTTGGGCCGGGGTGGGAACCCTGGGTTGCCTATTGCCCGAGGGGGGCGGCGTTGTTTGCGGACAGCCTGTTGCGCGACTTGACTGGCAACGGGCACGATGCGGCTGAGGGTGGTGGAGCCGGTGGCCGTGCGCCAAGAGGAGACGACGGGATGACTGACCCCGAATCTTGGATGCTCGAAGCCGTCCCTGGTCGCCCTATGCACCGTTGCCTGATCGACGAGCCATTGACCGTCGAGGATTGGGACGACCTGTATAACTTTTGGCGCTTTGTTTGGTGCCCGTTTGCGGAGCGCATTGTCAGACGGGCGCGCAAGCGTGCCAATCTGCTGCGCGTGGGGCCAGAACAGGAGACGCCGCAGGCATGAGAGATATGGGTAGTGTTTGCCGTGGTATCCTGGCCATCCGCCTGCCCTACGCCGAACCCAGGCCGTGGTGGACGTTCAACTTTAAGCGGTGTCATTGGGGATTCTGGGCGCATTGGTGGACGCCTATCTGGCACGAGGGGCGCGGACCATACATCAGCATCGGCCTGGGGATTTGCGGAATTTACCGGGGGTATTAGCCAATGACCGAACACGCCGAGCAGGTCGCCTTGGACAGGCAGCGCCAATGAGAGCAAGGTCAAACATCTTCACCTTAGACGGCATTCCCTTGGGCAACCTGGCGATGAGTGCGCCATACAGCTATGATCTGATCCACCTTGCGCCCCAAAAGCCCTACATGCCTGAGCGCCGGGAGATTGCTGTTTCGTTCCATATCATGGCCTATGACCATGAGCGGGCATACTTGGAGCCCTTCCATCGCATGGTGACCTCGGGGTGCAGGTTTAGCCTCACCACCCTCGGGCCGGGGAGGGTATGTGCGTATTGCGGGCAGTACAATCCCTCTGGGCGGTTGTCGTGTTTTGCTTGCGCGGGGCAGATAGAGACCGTGCCCTTCCTCAAGCCGGTGCAGTGGCCTGATGGGTTTGTCATTGAACTTGACCGGCGAGGGGGGCTACTGGGTGATGAGGAGCCTGCGATCTGGTACGTTGAGATGTCTTTGCGCGGCGACCTTGATCCCGAGCGGCACATCGAGCCATTGTTGGCCAGTGGGCGATTGAACACCATGCAGCACGGGTATCGGCTCCAGGGGGGATGGTTGTGTGAATGGTGTGGGTTCCTCGTGGAGGGGGAGGACGTGCCGTGCCCGACCTGTGGGGGGGAGCAGATGCCGTGGTCGGAATTGGTCAAGATTGACCGGGAGTGTGTGTATTGCGGGAAGCACGTCCCCCAGGGGCTGGTATGTGATGGGTGCGGGGCCTCGTTGTCGGGCTTGACCTATCGGATGGTGAATGGGAAGGGGCGATGAGTCATAATTTTAGGGTGGGTGATAGGCCAATGATGAGCGGCATCGAGATTACAGACTTTCACCTTTGGCCTACCGTGCTAAGTGATGAGGAAATAGCGCACGTAGCAAGATCGATGCAGCAGGAAGATGGACAATTTGTCTGTGATTGCTTGGCGTGTCAGAGACGTGCTGACAACGCAAAAAGGACAGGGGGAGAAACATAGATGCCGAGACAGACATCACTACAACTGACAGAGGCCACCGACCGGCAGGTAGAGGCATTGTCGGAGGCTGGTTTTGGGCGGCTGACCGACATCGTGCGGCTGGCCGTGGACAGGATGCACCGGCAGGAAATGGGGAAGATGGATGAGGCAGGGCTGGTGGAGGTATTGGGGCGGTTGCGGGCCACCTTCCTGCTGCGGGCGCGGACGTGGCGGTCGGAGAATGGGAACAAGGAAGCGACCCCGCAGCAGATCCTCCTCTGGGAGGGCATGGCCATGGAGGCCGAGGCGATGGCCGAGATGGTGGTCAGTGAGTCGGTGGTGCGGCAGTTGATGGGGGGGGCTGATGGCTGAACAAAATCCACGAGAGCCCAAAGTCCTATCCTATTGGGAATTTGCCCAAACGACGCCTTTCCCAGAACTGACGTATGCCATTCTCTGTGCGTTGTCTGGTGGAGATGGAAAAATCTTGGAATTTGAAGGGTCTCCAGAACCCGACATCGTATTTGGAGGCAGCGAGGAGGAAGAGGATGACTGACAAAACAACCTTCCCTAATGGCACATCGCCCAGGGACTGGAACGCTGTCGCCCAGGGGTTGGAAAACCAGGGCATGGCCTTGAAAGTGGACATGGAGAACCTGCTGGAGGTCCTGGAAGAATACCCTGAACTATGCTGGCTGTACGGGCACTATGCCATGCTGCTGAACCAGATCAATGTCGCCAGGAGAACCATCCAGGACATCGTTTCTAGGGTGACAGATGGCGATGGCTGAGGGGGAGGAGGGAGTCACCAATCCCGCCGTGGCTGCCGTCAAGGCAGAGGCCCAACGCTACGGGCTGGATCTACATGATGGGCAGGCTGAGGTCATCCTGGACCTCCAACAAGCCTTCGGTCCTCGGTATGACTTTGCTGGGGAACTCTTTCGCCTGCTGGCCTACTGGCGTGGGGCGGAAGCCCTGTCGAGGATTCTTTCTGCTCTGGTTTCGGATTGTGGAATCTGGAAACAACATTCCGATGGGGAGGAATTGGGGGATTGACAACCGGGCAACATTGTGTTATACTGTCATTGTAAGTACAACACGATGAGGAGGTTCAATGGAGGATTACGCAAGGCCGAAACTGATGCGCGACTGGGTTGGGCTGACAGTCGTCAATAAGAGAGAATTGAGAACAAACGGTGGCATCATCATGCCTGCTATGACCAGATTTGAAGTCGTCGGCGTCTATCGTGGGCTCAAGTTGCAAACCACCAGGTCGTGTCCTGCTAACTGTCCTGAGTGCGGTGTGTCACACAGACACTCCATCAGCAAGGTACGCCCCGAGGAACTTGAGATTGTCGTGGACAACCCCCACCTGATCATCGCGCAGCGGGATGCAATTCAAAAGGCTGTGGGGGGTTACGCACTATATGGCTTATTTGAAGGGACTGACCCATCTCACCGCTCTCACCGCAGGGTCTACACCATGACCGGCACTCCCCAGGCAGCAGATGCCTTGGCTGAGGCCCTGGCCAGGGAAGTCCCCACTGCCCGACGTGGCTACATCACCTACCTGTTTGAGGCGCTAGACAACCTGCTGCCCGAGGATGAGTTTGAGCGATTGCTGCGCGACACCATCAGGGAACTGGTGGGGCGGCGGGAACGGGGTTGCTGGTAGGATGCGAAAATCAATCGGGCGCTTCAAGATTGTAAAAGGTTCCGAGTTGGGCATCCTCGACCCTGTTGCCCAGGATGATCCTCGTGTGCTGATCTACGAGGGTCCCAGGCCCTCATACCCCGGTGAGGCGTGGGACCTGACATTCGCCAAGTGGGAATTCCTGGCCAGCCACCCAGGGGTGATGGACGGGGGCAGACTGACCTGTGGCCTTTGCATGTTTTACATGCGCCACACATCATGTGGGGAATGCCCTGTTGCCATGGCAGGTCACCATGGATGCAATAGAACACCCCTCTATGACTATGCAGCAACCAGGCTCCAAGATCAAGCCGAGCGAGAGCTTGCGTTTCTGCGCAGGCTCTGGGAAGATGTGTCTGGAGAGCGTGAGCGCAGGCGGGCGATTCGGGAAGCGGAGTTGAGGGCTGGGGATTCAGACCCAGATCACCGATACCGGGCAGAGATTGACCTGTTCACCAACGTCCAGTACGAGGTAGGCTTTGTCTATGAGGTTTCCCACTGGACAGGCATCTTGACCGTGGAGGTATGGTGGAAATGACCAACAAATTCGTCCCCGTCCGCACCGACGAGGCCACCCAGCGCCTGATGGACGAACTGCTGGAAATCTACAGCAGCAAGAGCAAGATTGTCTCGGTGGCCATCCTGGCCCTCTATTTGGTTCACTTTCGGGAGACAGGCTGGCTGTGGGAGGTCCTGGAGACGCACGGGCTTACGGGAGACAAGGATGCCACACGGTAGCCGCCTCTACGAGCAGCCCAAGAAGGTCCAGCCTTCCCTGTGCGAATACTACGCTGGGGAGTTTGCTGGCTATATTAAGCGTAGGAACGCAAAGGTCATCGGGGCTGGGGATACCACCCTGAATGACCTCTGCACCCGCTTCCGCATGAACCACCGGGAGGCGCTGATGGTCATCAACTCTACGCAGCGGCTGGTGCTGTCTCAGTTTGCCTACAAACTAGCGCCAGAGGGAGCGCCTGGGGGGGAGATCATGGCCTCGGGGCACCCAACCCTGTGGCCCGACGCACCGAAGGGACAGAGGATCGTCATGGTCTTTGAGGATAAATGGGAGGAAGAACTTGAACGCATCGCAGATTCTGGGTGACCTGTATAGGAGAATGTCATTAAGGGGGAGGATGCGACTGCCTGAGCGGCGTGTTTCGCCCATAGCCTATGCAGACTTCCTGGCTGCCCTCCAGGCAGCGGGCAGTGGGGAACTGCTGCCCGAGGAGGTCAGGCATCTGGCCTCATCGGTGGGGCTTGTGATAAGGGAGGGGGATGAACCAGAAGGGGAGGGAGGAGAACAATAAATGGCTGAATGCTGCCCAGCGATGCAGGAAATCATGGACAAATTCGATGGTGCGTTCTATCGGCCTGTGTATGTGGAATACGGTGAGGGGAATAAAATGGAGTTAAGGGCCGATAAATTGGCGGTCAAACTCTACAAGCTGACCAAGGCTGGAAATATGTCTAAGGCTGGAAGCAGTTCTCTGTTCATCAACTTCTGCCCAATTTGTGGAACAGATTTGCGCCTGACTGATACATCAGTGGTGCGGGAGGGGGATGAACCGGATGCCTAGGCGAATCCAGCGCAAGCGAACCAAGGGCTGGCGGATGCCCGAGGGTGCGATCTATGTGGGCAGGCCGACCAAGTGGGGAAATCCGTTTAGGCCCAGAGTGACGTTTTGCGATGTGTACGGCTACTGGTGGGATGATCCGCGAGACAATGCCGAGGCGGTGAACTTCTACCGCGAATGGCTAGAAAGTGGCGCGGGGAATCTTTGTGATATTGACGAGCTACGCGGCAAGGATCTGGCCTGCTGGTGCCCGCTCGTTGACGAGCAGGGCGTCCGAGTTCCTTGCCATGCTGACGTATTATTGGAGTTGGCCAATGTTCGTCCTTCTGATAAGGACGAGACTCAGTAAGGAATGGGGGCAACCATGCCTGGTATACATATAGTGAAGGATGAGAGAGAATGTGCCAGTGAGGATGTATGCGAGAATTGCGGACATAGGCGCAGGGGGCGGAGGGTAGAAGAAATCGGCTTCATCGCCAGAGAGAGTCGAGGCTTTCGGTTCATTTGTTTCGAGTGCTTTGGCCCCAGAATCTTTTGGTATGAGAAAGGAACAAAACACCAAAAGATATATGAAAGCCCGGTTGAGCAGCTAGTTGCTTCTCGATAATGAGACACCATAGGAGCCACCCTTGAACGTCAACGAGGCCGCTGATTCCCTGAAACGCAGCCCCATCACCATCCGGGGCTACATCCACGACGGGAAATTGCCGGCCAGCAAAAAGAACGGGACCTGGGACATCACCCCCCCAGGACCTGAACGCCTTCCGCCAGGCCATACAGGGGCGCGAGATGCCGGCTGTCCTAACCGACAGGGACGCCCTCACAGCCCTGGTAGAGAGCAGCCCCAGCATCACGTGGGCAGCGGAACAAATCGGCGTAGCCAGGGAAACCCTGCTGCGCTACATGGGCAAGGCCAGAGTCCAGGCGTTGGTGCTCCCTGGGCGGGTGAAGGTTGTAGACATTGGAGATGAAATAGGCCCGTTGCCAACGCCGGGAACCGTCAGCCAGCAACGGTATCTGGACATCAAACAGATATTTGACGAGTGGGGCATCGAGCACCTGCTGGAGTTTGGGGAGATGTGCCCGAAAGATTGCCCCAGGGGACTCGGGGGTGGCGATGAGCTGGACGGTTGCCTGTGTGATGACAGGCCCTGCATCTATGAAAGGAGACAGAGTGACTGACGATTATGAGGAGATTCAGGAGGCAATCGAGGTCCTAGCATCTAAGACGGGATGCCCTATTAGCCTTCGTGTACGCTACGGTGAATGCGGGACATTGGTTAGACCTCCCATGTACCACAAGTTGGTTGTATCAATCGTGGCAGACCGGAAATATCGCCTGGTGAGGAGGATGAGCAGTTTCCTGCTGAGGCTGGCCCTTGCAGTAGGAAACATGAAGGTCATGGCGCAATGGGAAGAGATTGAGGAGGGGGATGCACCCACTGCTTAACACCATTGCGCCAACATATCTGGCTCCGACTACATCTATCAAAGGGTGGCAATTTGATGAGTGTTTTGGCCTCTTTGAGACCATTGGGAGTATGCACAATGTAAGCGAATGGGCCGTGTTCGGTATAGACAATGGACGGTTCACGGGGGCCTTTACGGAGAAGGCGTGGCTAGAGATGTTGGACTATTACTCTCCAGAGGATAGGGTTGCAAAATGTCTATTTGCCCTTGTTCCTGATGAGCCCATGGATGCGGCTGGTACATTGGCGCTATTCAAGAAATACCACAAGATTGTGAGGGATGCGGGCTATCCGGTTGGATTCGCAACTCAGAACGGAATGACACCCGAGATGGTGCCATGGGAAGAGATTGATACCCTGTTTGTTGGGGGGGATGATTGGCACAAGCGCAAAAAGGAAGGGGGGAAACTTATTGCAGAGGGTCTAAAGCGAGACAAGTGGATTCATGTGGGCCGTGTCAATTCAGGCACTGCCATTCGTGAGCTTTTCTGGATGGCGCATAGTTGGGATGGGACTACGCTGGCACGACATCCGCGCCAGCAATATGCAAAAATTGGGAGGGAGGTACGATGGGTACGCACGTTGGGAAAAGAACAGGGACGATTGCTTACATAACCGCCTATCTTGTGGCCATTGTCACAGCAAACTGGGCAGTATCTCATTATGGTCCGGCCATCTCGCCATTCACGGCACTTATTGGCATCGGGTTTGTTATCTTTGCCCGTGATCGCCTGCACGATGATTGGTTGGACAAACATCTCAAACGGAATATGTTCTTGTTGATTGTGGCAGGGTCCTTGCTCTCTCTGCCGTTTAACGCTGGGCGCGTGGCATTGGCCTCATTTGCGGCATTTGCCGTGTCAGAAACAGTGGATACGCTGGTCTATCATCGACTGCTCAAACAGCCAAAGTGGCTCAGGATCAATGGGTCCAATGTCCCATCTAGCCTGGTAGATTCAATTGTATTTCCACTGCTGGCATTCGGCTGGCCTCCATTAGTAGGTATCATGGCCCTGCAATTTGGAGCCAAGGTGCTGGGCGGGCTGCTTTGGTCGGTCTTGTTGAATGTGAAGCTGAGAGGGAGGCAGAATGCAAGTCAAACAGGACAGGCTTGACAACGGCATGTGGTGGGACCGGGCCTTGTACGCCGTTCATGGTTGCCGCCCCCGCTCGGAGGAGTGCGTCAACTGCTGGGCAGCCATGCTGGCCCACCAGCGCCAGGCCAACCCCAACCAGGCCGTAGCCAGGCGGCACAAGGGGATTACCACAGATGGTCATTTCAACGGCACCATCCACCTGGACCCTGCCGTCCTCGAAAAGCCAACCATCTGCCGCAAGTCATTCACCTGGGCAGTGTGGGATGACCTGTTCTTTGGGGACCAGGAGGACGAGGTCTGGTGCCTGGAGCGCCAGGTCCCCTTCAAGCCCGTCCCCGATACATACCTCTCGCAGGTCTTTTCCGCCATGAAAAACACACCGGGACAGACCTACGTGGTTTTGACCAAGCGGGCGAAACGGATGTGCGCCTGGGCCAGGGACCACGAACCCCTCCTGGCCTCGCACATCATCGGCGGCGTCACGGCAGGGACCCAGAGGACTGCCGACCTGCGCATCCCCTATCTGCAAGACACCAAGTTCGGTGTGAAGATGATCAGCGCCGAACCCCTCCTGGGACCCATCAACCTGGGCAACCCAGACTGCCCTGTCTGCAAGGGGGCGGGTTCGTTCACGTTTCACAAAGCAGGAGCCCCTAAACCGGAAGTATTTCCCTGCGAGTGTGACAATCTATGGCAGGGCATAGATTGGATTGTCATCGGCTGTGAAAGCAGGCATAATGGCAAAATGGGGAGATTTGGGGCGTTCAAGACCAAACAGAGCTGGCTGGAGGGAGCCATCCGCCTGGCAACTCAGGCCCAGGCCCTGGGCATCAAGGTCTTTGTCAAACAGATTCCAGGCCCAAGGGAATCCTGGATCACCCACGAACTGCGATACTTTCCCGAGGCCCTGCGTTTGCGGGAACTGCCCGAGGTCCAACATCAAATAATGCCCATCCAGGCCAGCATGTGGGGGGCTTGACGAGGGCCTGCTTTTGTGCTATCTTATAAGGGGGATAGATGCCAAGGAAAAAGTTTGACCCACACGACATGAAGGACCAGACTGCCCAGATCAACTTTTCCTTTCTGGCCACACCGAGCCTGAAAGAGGCGGCAAAATTCAATGCCCTGGCTTGCGGCATGAGCCTGTCTGATGTGTTGCGCACCCTCATGGTGCTATGGCTGGAAGGCAAGGTGACTATCTCCTCCATAGCTTCCGCAAGGGGGGTGACAGGAACCTATCTGGTCAAGATAGGCAAAGGAGAAGCGCCCCAGGTCCAGCGGTATCGGGATGAACTGGACGCAATGCGGGGACAGGGAATGTTGAGGGAAAAGGAATTATGACCACCTTGACGTTCGGCTCCCTATTCGCGGGCGTGGGCGGCTTTGACCTTGGCCTGGAACGCGCCGGGATGCAATGCCGCTGGCAGGTCGAGATTGACCCGTTTTGTCAAAAGGTGCTGGCGAAACATTGGCCGCACGTTGCGAGGTATGAAGATGTCAGAGAGTGCGGAAAACACAACCTTGAGCCAGTTGACCTTGTTTGCGGGGGATTCCCTTGCCAGCCTCACAGTGAAGCCGGGAAGCAAAAAGGCGCGGATGATGACCGCGACCTCTGGCCGGAATATCGCCGCCTTATTGCGGAACTCCGGCCCCGTTGGGTCGTTGCTGAGAATGTGCCTGGAATCAGACACACTATCCTCGACGCTGTGTTATCTGACTTGGAAGGTCTGGACTACTCGGCAGGGACGCTTGATCTTCCGGCTGTCGCATTCGATGCCCGACACATCCGGCACCGGATATTCATTATTGCCCACACCAACCGACCCGAGCAAGGGGGGAGGGAGCAGTCGCAGTGGCGACCGGATCAACGAAACGCCGAGCCTCCACGGAATGGCCCGCAAGGGGGAACTGGCTTTGTGGCCCACACCTGCAACGTCGATGGTCAATGCGCCTCGCCGATCAGTGAACAGCGGCAGCGATACTCTGGCATGGCAAGCTACCCAGGGCGCTGGCCACCTGAACCCTCAGTGGGTCGAGTGGCTTATGGGATTCCCAACCGGCTGGACCGACTTAGATCCCTCGGGAACGCCGTAGTTCCCCAAGTTGCCGAGTGGATTGGCCGCCGCATTGTGGAGGCTGATGCACTATGACCACCGTCGTAACCGCCACCGCCACCCTCTGGCTGACCGGAGGGCTGACCTTCTATGGCGGTGACTTTGTCGGACAGGGACTGGCCTGCGGCGGTCAGTACGTGCCCGAACAAGAGGAATGGGTCGCCATGCCCATTGAATGGTTCATGAAGGGCTACATCTCCTGTGGGGATGTAGCCCATGTCAGGTTCAGAGACGGCACCACCTGGGAGGGTCCGGTGCTGGACAGTGGGTGCCTGCTGCACTATGAAATCTTTGACACCGGCCTGCCCTTCGTAGGGGATTTCCCTGTCTATCTACGCCAGCGCCTCGGGCCGGTGCCCACCGGCACGGGACAGATTGCCGTCTGGCGAAAACAGCAGGGGCGCTGGTGGGATGTGCCTCCCCTGGACGCATGGGGGACAAAGTGGTGTCACGGTCCCCTGACAATGCCAAGGCCCAGAAATCCCCGCTGGACCGAGAGGAATTTGTAATGACAGACGACAGCGACCTCATCCTCGATGAAAAACCGCCTGCCCTGCCGACGAGGGAGGATTATTACAATGTCATGCTGGATGCCTGTTCCCTGGAGGATTTCAGGGAAATCGTGCGCCAGGCAGTCAGGGACGCAAGGATGGGCGACTGGCGGGCCAGGAACTTTGTCACCGCCTATCTGATTGGGCCACCTATCCAGATCCAGCAAATCCTCATCCAGGGGAGGCAGGATCATCACATCGTCGTCAAGTGGGAAGAAGAACCGCCCAAACGCCTCTTGCCAGAAGGAGACGAGTATGATATAATCGAGGCGGAGGTTGGCGATGACCGTAGCCGTGCGGCTGAAAAGACCGCACCCAAGGCAGCAGCAATTCCTGGAAAGTAGGGCCAAGCGCATAGTCATCCGCGCCGGCAGGCGCTTTGGCAAAACCACAGGCTCGTCCATCCTCGCCGCCCAAGCATTCCTCGGAGGACACAGAGTTCTCTACGCTACCCCCACCGCAGAACAGATCGGCAAGTTCTGGTGGGAGATCACCACCGCTTTCCGGGAACCCATCGAAGCAGGGTACTACAAAAAGTCGGAAAAAGAACACTACATCATCCCCATGCACGGCGTCACCGAGGCCCGCATCAAGGCCAAGACCGCCTGGAACGCCAACACCCTGCGTGGCGACTTTGCCGATTTCCTGATCCTCGATGAGTACCAGGAGATGTCCCCCGATGCCTGGGGCCTCGTCGGCGCACCCATGCTGTTGGACAACGACGGCAGCGCCATCTTTATCTACACCGCCGCCCAGGGCAAACCCCACGCCACGCAGCTCTTCAAAAAAGCAGAACAGCGGATGTTGGAGGACATGGAGGACGGCCTGCAACCCCGCTGGCAGGTGTTCAAGTTCTCCTCCCACGACAACCCCCACCTGTCGCAGATTGCCCTGGAGGAAATCACCGATGACATGAGCAACATGGCCTATCGCCTGGAGATCCTGGCCGAGGACCTGGACGATGACCCCAGGGCCATGTGGAATCGGGAACTGCTGGACAAGACCCGCGTCACCCACTTCCCCATCCTGTCCCGCATCGTTGTTGGCGTGGACCCTCCCGGCAGCAGCGGCGGCGAGTGTGGCATCACGGCTGCCGGCGTGGCCCAGAAGGGGGACGATGACCACGGCTACCTGCTGGAGGACGCCTCTATCTCGGGAAGCCCGCACACCTGGGCCGCCCAGGCAGTGGCCACCTACCACAAGTGGCAGGCCGACCGCATAGTGGTGGAGCGCAACTTTGGCGGCGACATGGTAGAATCCACCATCCGGGCGGTGGACCCACGTGTGCCTGTCAAGTTGGTGACAGCCAGCCGGGGCAAGGTCGCCAGGGCCGAGCCGGTGGTGGCCTTCTACGAACGCAACATGGCCCACCACGTTGGGGAGTTCCCGGTGCTGGAGGATGAATTGTGTAAGTGGTTTCCCCAACCGGGCAAGGGACACGCCTCCCCCAACCGGCTGGACGCCATGGTCTGGGCCTTCACCGACCTGCTGCTGGCTTACACGGCGACAGAATTGAGCCTCATCGAGATCCCCATGTAGGATTGCCCCCGCTGCCCCTTTACAAAAACAGAAAAATCGGGTATAATGGAAATACCCCTGGGATAGCCAGGGGATAGACAGCGCCCCAGACCGCTGTTTGCCAGAATAGGGTATAGATATGACCTATGACTCCGATAGGGGGAAAATCCCCCTTGAGCCACAAAACGTCAAGGCGACAGCGGAAAGCCTATCCATCCAGGACCGGGCCACCGCGCCCCCGGAACAGGGAAGCAGTGGCCTGTCGTCATTTATGATGATGGTCTACACCGGGACGCTGGAACCGCCATGGTGGTCCACCCGGAGAGACCATTATCTGGCGACCAATTGGCAGAAGTGCCCCCTCTTTGCCGGCGCAGTCTACAACGTCGCCGCCAAGCTGTCCACCATCCCACCCATCATCGAACCGAGAGACCCCCGCTCCAAGGCCCAGCGAGACCTGGCCGAAGCCTACCACGTCAGCATCAGCGAGGGCAGCGAGTTCAGCCGGGGGTGGATAGAGTTTTCGATGAAATGGCTGCAAGACCGCTGGGTGGCCGACAATGGAGCCTTTGCCGAGGTCCTGGGCGCGGGACGCAAGGATGGTCCTATCCTCGGACCCGCCGTGGGCCTCGCCAACCTGGATTCCAGCAAGTGTACCAGGACCGGCAATCCTACCTATCCGGTCATCTACACCGCCGCAAGTGGCAAGCGGTACAAGCTGCACAGGAGCCGCGTGGTGTACGGCAGCCAACTCCCCTCGACCAAAGACGACATGCACGGTGTTGGCCTGTGCTGGTACTCCCGTGCCCTCGGGGTGGCCCAGTCCCTGGTGGACGACCTGACTTTCAAACAGGAAAAACTGGGCAAGCGCCCCTGGCGCGGCATCCTCGTCGGAAAAAAGATGGACGCCGACATGGTGCGGGCGGCATTCGAGTACGCATCCGAGGCGTCGGACAACGCCGGCCTGAGCCGCGTGTCCATGCTGCCTGTGGTGGCCAATCCCAACGCCGCCGACGTGGGCATCGACCTGGTGGACCTGGCAAAAATGCCAGATGGCTTTGACTGGAAAGATGATGTCAACATCGGCATGTATACCATCTCCATGACGGGGGGGTTCCCTGTCCGGTGGATGTGGCCGGCGACGGTCGTGGGAGCCACCAAGGCTGACAGTATGCTCCAGCACATGGTTGGCTCCATGTCGGGCACCGCCTACGAACTTGGCACCATCGCCGTGGCGCTGGGCGGCTCAGAACGGGGAGCCTACCACCAGCAGGGCAAGTTCTTGCCCACGACACTCAGGATGAGATTCGATGTCCAGGACGACTGGATTGACCAGAACCAGGCCGAGACCAACAATGTGCGCTCCCAACGGTATGAGCGCAACCTGGGCGACGGGTCATTCACCATTCGCGTCACTCGGGAGATCATGCTGGCCAAACAGGAGATCACTGAGTCCCAATTTGTCCAGATGGAGCTGGAGGATGGGCGAACGCGGGACGGGCTCCCCCTAGACACGCTATTTTATGGGGACAATCAATACCTCCAGGGGATAGACCCCACAGATTACACGATAGAGGTCGTGGGCGAGAGGGCAAAGGAGGCAAAACGGGCGAGTGTCAGCCGGGAAATGGACGACGCAGGAAGGGATGAGGCTAGGGAGGCAGTGGCCGCATTGGATTGGTTGCTCGGGGAAGCCGAAGAGGCAGAGGAACCAGAACCCGCAGCCCCACAGGAACCCGCCCAACCCGCAGAGGACATGGCTGAACAGGAGGAAGATGAGGAGGAAGAAAGCGCCGAAGAGAAAGCCCTGAAACAGGGAACCCGCGCTACGCTGGAAACCGAGATGCAGAAGGCGGTGCAGGGTGTCTTTGATGACTTTTCCCCCGAGTTCGAGGAGGCAGTGGAGGAAGGCCGAGAGCCTGACTATGGAGCCCTCACCGCCGCGCTGGCTGCTGTCTTGGCCAAGTTCCTCTTCCGGGCCTTTATGGACGAGATGGAGCGCCTGGGCAATGAGTACGACATCCCCTTCGACCCCGCAGAAACCGCCGCTGTTGCCAGCCAGTGGGCGCACGACTTTGCCTGGCAGGAGGCGACCCGGCTGGAGGGCACGACCAAAAAGGTGGTGGACACAGTCAGCGCACGGGTGGCCGCCGAGACGCTGGCCATGGATGAGATTGAGGAACTGCTGGCCCCGGCCTTTAACGCCAACCGGGCGGCGTTGATTGCCATCACGCTGATCACGGTGGCGTTCTCCCAGGCATTCGATACCAATGTCAGTTTCCTGGAGACGCTGGGGCTGCGGCTGGAAGAGTTCTGGGTCACGGCTGATGATGAAATGGTCTGCGAGTTGATTTGCAGGCCGCTCCATGAGCAACCAAAAGTGGTGTGGTCCCAGGAATTTCCTGATGGGCCACCGGCCCACGGACGTTGCCGGTGTAGCAGGCGTCTTGAGATTGTGAGGGTATGATGGGACAGATTGTACTGGCCTATGATATTGGGGCCATGGAGGCTGCCGTTGCGCAGCTCCAGGCTGATGTGGCTGCTATCCTCGCTGCACAGGGGGTGGATAGTCCTGAAATCTTGAAGATTGACAGCGCGTCCACCGATGGCCTGGCCGGCACCAGCAATTCTTTGGCCTATCGGGTCCACGAGATTGAAAAGCATTTCCACAGTCGGGAACGCTGGTGGGGGGCCGTAGCCGCGCCAGATGAAACCAATGCCATCGAGGCTAACGTCAATAGGCCATTCGTGGCTACCAGCGGCAACAACACCTGGGGCACCGCCATTCCCATCTGCGGGACGGGCGACAATCCGACTATTAGTACCTATGTGAAGTTTGACGCGCACACCGTCCTGGTCACAGATACCGATCACTCGACGCCCTACAGAATCAGGCTGATCTATGGCACCGGCACCAGCGCGGCGGCCATCAGTGCGGGACAGTGGTCAGAGGGAATGTTTATCACCAGCGGGGGTCCATTCAGCTCGGGCCTTCCTGCCGAAGGGCGAATGCCCAGGGTGGATGTGGGCACCAAGATATGGGTCCAGGTATGGAACGCGACCAATGGCAGCACCGTCAGCTTTTTCTGGGGCTGCCACGGGTATGCAGGGTAGGCAGGCTCATGCCGTTCACCATCTATGCCAAGGCCATCATCCCCAAGCAGGCGCTGAATGTGCCCAAGGTCCAGAAAGAGGTCGGGGGTGTTCTGGACAAGGTGGGGAAATATGGGCAAAAGCAGTTTGAGAAAACAACCTCCTCCTGGACCGAGGGGGCACCCATCTTTACCCACCTGGCCTGGCGACAGGCCGGGAGTCTGTATCTGTGGATAGGGCCGGGAGGATCGGCAGAATTGGTGATGAAGTGGCGGCGGATTGACGAGGGGTCCAAGGGGAAAAGGTTTGGGCCTCGCAACGCGCCCTACCTGAGATTTCCGTTTCAGGGACGGGGCAACAGCTACAAGGCTGCCACCCGCAAACGTCATTTTGGCTCCAGCCAGCGAAAGAAGTATGGACCTGTCACGAATTTTTCACAGGTCGATCACCCAGGCATCCGGGAACCCAGGGAGTGGTCCATTGCCCTGGGTGAGAAATTGATTGGCCCTCTTGCACGGGATGTGCAGGATGCGGTGACCAGGGGATTAGCATAAGGAGGAACCCATGTCAAAGCCAGGAGCAGAAAGACTTCCGGGCAAGACCCAAACCCAACTGCCGGCGTGGCTCTATATCGCCAATGGCAGCAATGCCTACCCGCTGAATGGGGTAGTGAGCCAGCAGATCACCCCACCCAGCGAGGCCGATACCATATCAATCGACGCCAACGGTGGGAACATCTACTATGCCATCAACTCGCCAACGGCTGGCACAAACAGCCCCGGATTCATCCCCGATGGGGGCGGACGCTCGATTGGTCCTATTTCCGACTTTCAGTCCATCTCCATCTACAGCGACACGAATGGAGCCATAGCCCATATCCAGTTCTGGAAAGAGGTATAGCTGGGGAGATGTGTAAATGCCGGTGATTTCATCTTCCCCATTGTATCTAGGTAGATCCCAGCGGCATCGTCCTGTCCTGGTGTGGGATGGCGTAGCTGGTGAAGTCATTCCGCCATGGTGGGACCCAAACGAGGAGGGGCTTTGCGTTTGGGCCGCCTATAAACCGAAAGGGGCGGCTGACCTGGCGACAAGTTACCTTGACTTGTCGGGAAATGGGAATCATGCCGCGCCCGGAGTGGCACCCACGCTTGTAGCGGGGGGATGGCAGTTTAATGGTTCTACTCAATGGCTAGATACCGGGTTCATTCCCCAGAATGACCAATCCCAATCTGTATTGTGTCAGTTTTCGGGAGCGACAATCAGTGGTCGTTGGGTTTGGGGATTACTACAGAACATCTCTGGCACTCAGCGGTTTGGGTGTATCCCGCTATCTGGTGCAAATTCGGTCTACCATAACGGCAATGGGTTCATGGCTGCTGCCCCAAACACTGCGGCGGGGAATCTTGGAGTAGCGGGGAATACAGCATATAGAAATGGGGCACCCATTGGCACCCCTCTTCCTGCATATACCGGGCAGCCAACGACGACAACCTATATTGGATGTGTTGATAACGGCGGGGCGGCAGCAGGGTTCCAAGATTGCATCATTCCCGCTTTCGTGATTTATGATTGTGTTCTAACTGATGCACAATTTTTGACAGTCTATACAGCGATGGCGGCCTTATAAATTGGTATGTTCATTTCCAGGAGGGGATTTTTCAAATTGGTGCCCATCGTAGGATCTCCATCTTTTCTACAAATAGGCCCTCGAAAACATGAACACAAGCCGGTCAGACATCGCCAAAGGGCCGGGGCAGAGATTGCCAATTGGTTTGTAGACTCGGTTAATGGCAATGATGCCAACAGTGGCAAGTCTCCCAGCCAGGCGTTCCGAACGATTGCCCAACTGGAATCTGTTTGGGTTGCTGGAGAGTCTGTTGCCCTGGCGCGTGGATCTCATTGGCGGGAGCAGATGGATGTCCCCGGCATTGGCTGTCCCATCTTTGCCTATGGCACGGGGAATAGACCACTTTTGGATGCCTCGGATGTCATCACGGCAGGGCAGTGGTCCAAGACGGCGGGCCGCACAAACGTCTATGAATGCTCCATCACGCCAAACTGGGTTGGTGCCGGCAAGGACTATGTGAATGTCTACGAGGATGGCATCAACATGGTCCGGGTGGCCAATATCGCTACCTGTGACACCACCCCAGACAGTTATGTTCTAAGCGCGGAGGGTGCGGGAACGGTCACCCTCTATGTCCATACAGAAGGCAGCGACAACCCGGCGACCAATGGGTCCACCTACGAGTACACACAACGCAGGTATGGTCTCACGGGAAGGAGTTATGCCTGCACCATCACCAGTGTCCACACCCAACGCAATCTCCACGAGGATGGCTCCCTGGAGGTTGGCAAGAACTCAGCCCTGAATGATTGCTGGGCCACCGATGGCTCGGCACATAATTTTTTGACTGAGGATGGAACCACCCTGACTGACTGTGTAGCCCACAATGCCTATTGGACCGAAGGCGTGGGGGCCATGTTTGTATACTATTCTGCGGTTGGGGAAGGACTGGGTACAACTTATACAGATTGTACTACATCGGCTGATGACCTTCTCCGGGGTGGGGAGGGTGGCTTTTATGGACACTGCGGGATAGGGGGTATGGGGGATGTTGTCCATGATGGATGTACCTGTGAGAATCTATGGACAGGTATCACCGTTGCTGGGAACACGCCCAACTCCCTCATCCGAGATTGCACATTTACAAACTGCGGTCGTGCCATCCTTGTCAACGGCTCAACCGTGACTATTGAGGGGACAAACCCGGTCACAAACGACGGTAGTGTCCATCCTTTTGACCGGGTGATGACCATCCAGGCTGCCGTTACCGTGGACATTGACGATCTTATCATCAACCTGACCAACACCACGACTGGAATCCTGTGGCAGATTACTCAGGCAGCGACAGTAACAATCAACAACTGTGAAATCACCAATCCAAGCACGAGCGGTTGCAACGGGCTCGTGATCCAACACGCCGGGGCGAATGTCACCTTGGGACAGAATACATGGTGGTCTCTAACCTGGCGCGTCTATGATTGGTTTGTGGCCCCTACCTGGGCAAGCAACAATAACATCTTTTGTAATGCCAACTTTCCATTCCGCATTGGTGGAGTAAGTTATGGCACTGTTGCCCTCTACCAAGCGGGAACGGGTCAAGACGCCGGTTCTCAAGTTGGTGGCTGCTGATGGCTTGTAACGGCGACTGCCACACCCAGGATGAGCAGTTCTGGCAGGAACTGCGCAGCCTCCTCCTCCAGATGGTCTGTCTCATAGAGAAAACGAAACTGGGGCATGACACCACAACCGCCGACCTGCGCAAGGCCGGCAAGCGCGTCCTGCGGGAGGGGTGCAAAGACCAGGGCTAAACTGTCTTGACAAAACGCCAGTCATAGGCTATAATGTAGTTGACAGAAAAGCACATGGCTGGCCGAAAGGTGGGCCGCTTCTTTGTGGCGATAGGGAATCTCTGGTCGCCCGAGGGGCGGCTTTTTGTGTTGTGGGAGTAGAACCATGCCAACGCCAGGAGAAAACGAATCACAAAAGGACTTTGTCAGTCGCTGCATCCCCCTCGTGCTGGAGGACGGCACCGCCAAAGACCAAAAACAGGCGGCGGCTGTCTGCTACTCGATGTGGGAAGAGGACAAGAAAGAGGCCGATGTATCTGAGAAAAAGAGGGTGCTGGCTGACTTGCTTGCCGACAGCGCCATTCTGCAAAAGGTCAGAGACGCGCTCGGCCTTGAAAAGGCGACCCCCATGAAAACAGAGGGAGGCGAAAAACGACCTGCCGGCGACTACCTTGTCATAGAGGACCCTCAGAAACCATCCACCTGGCATCTCCCGGTCAAAAAGAACGGCACCCCAGACCATCGTCTCATGGCGGCAGCCAAAGCGGCCTTGACCTCCGCAGGGGGGTTTCGGGGCAATCGGTACGAAGGCCCAGGGAAACAAGAAGCCCTCCGCAAGCTGAAACGGCTCTATGCCTCCGAGGACATGGAGTGGGACACCAAAGAGTCTCCCCATCCTTTCATGGTTTTCAAAGACAAGGCCACCGAGCAATACCGCTGGCTGGCTGTCTATAGCAACAAATTCAGAGATGAGGACAATCCCCCAGAGATCATCGCCTCGACAGCTCACCAGGAGTTCGTCAAGGCAGTGGACTCGGGGGAATGGCCCATGCCCGAGCTGTGGCTTTGGCATGTGGGTGGCACTCGGTCGGGGGCGGCTGACTGGGTAGCCTATGACGACAATGGCTTTGCGTTGGCCAGTGGAACCTTTGACGAGGGCAAGGAGCACATTGCCAAGAGCTTGGCAGAAATGGTTGACCTTGGAACCTCGCATGGGATGCCGGCCTCGCAGGTCCAGCGCGATACAGAAGATCCAACAATCATCACGCGCTACAGGTCACGCGAGATCAGCCCCCTACCAGCTTGGGCGGCTGCAAACAAACATGCAACTGGATTCAGAGTAGTGAAGGAGGAAACCATGGCAGTGCCAGAGAACAAGCGGCCTTTCCTTGAGCAGGTGATGGGAGAGGAGGGGGTTGCGAACCTGGAGCGCCAACTGGAAGAAACAGAAAAGGAACTCGCCGGCAAGGTCGAGTCCAAAGAGGCAGAGGATACTGAGGCCGAAGAGCTTCAAGAGCAGGAAACCGAAGAGGCTCAGGAAACCCAGGAACCCGAAGAGGACAAGGAGGCCCCCGTTGCCGAGGAACCCGTCTACGTGACCGCATCCGAGGTCGCGGAAGCGGTTGGAGCATTCCTGAAACCGCTGGTGGATGATGTCGCCGCGCTCAAGGCCGAACTGGCAGGCATGACCAAAGAACTCAAGTCCCTCCAGAGGGAGGACGAGCAAAAGGTCAAGGATGTCTTGACGCTGACGCCGGCCCACAGCCTCACCAGCCTGATTGGCTCTGTGATTGGAGCAGATGAAACCGCCGTGGACGGCAGGACCAGCCTCGCCAAAAGCGGCCCAACCGAGACCTTGGCGACTGATGGGCAGCGAGGGCAGACCCATGTCCCGTTCATCAACGAGTTGATGGCTGCCCAGAGAGGCCACGGAGGCTAACATGAGTAACGATCTACTGTTCATGGACTTTCTGGAGAAAAGCATTACGGAATTCCGCAAGGAGATGGACCTGCAAAAACACACCGCAGGCGGGGTGATGACGGCCCAGAAGCTGCATGGCCTCGGCGGTGTCTTTGCCCAACTCGGTGCGGAACCCGATGTGTTCAGCACCTATGTCAGGCCCAAGTCGATTTCCAGCGTCCTGCCGCTGTTCCCGTCCGTGGACGAGGACCCCAGGTATTGGACGCTGACCGGCTTTACGGCCCCGAGCGGCACCCAGCCGACCAACGCCTGTGCGGCGGCCCCAACAGGCTACGAAAAAGGGTGCCAACTGACCGCCTATTTCGGTCTCAAGAGGTTCGATACCCAGGAGATCGAGATGGACAAGGTGATGTTGCGGATCAACCGGGGCGACTTCCGAGACCTGCGATTCGTCGGGGATGCTGTTCTCGGAGGCACCAACCTCACCCCAGGCAACATCACAACCGAGGACGCGCTGAATGTCATCACCAAGATGGAGATGCTGAAAACAGGCGCGTACATGGAGATGGCCCTGCACACCGACCTATGGCAGGGCACTGTGGCTGCCGGGACCTTCCCCGGACTGACGGTGCAGATTGCCACCGGGCAGGTGGATGCTGCCAGTGGCGGTGCCTGCGCCTCGCTGGACTCGGACATCAAGAACTTTGCCTACAACGACGTGTGCGGCACCACGCTGGAGATTGTCGAGTACCTGAGCGCGATGATGTACTACCTGGAATCGCTGGCCACCGACACTGGCTTGCAGCCGGTGCGCTGGGTCCTCGCCATGCGTCCCCAGTTGTGGTTCGAGCTGTCGGCCTGCTGGCCTTGCTCCTACCTGACCAATCGCTGCAAAACGGCCCAAGTGGGCTACAACGCTGCCGTCATCAACGACAATGTCAACGTCCAGATGCGCGACGACATGCGCACCCGCAACCAGATCCCCATCAACGGCATCTGGTACGATGTCATCGAGGACACCGGCATCTTTGAGCACAACAACGCCAACAACGCCAACCTGGCAGCCGGCGAGTTTGCCAGCACCATCTACGCCGTGCCGATCACGGTCAACGGCGGGTTCCCGGTGACGTATCGGGAGTATGTGGATTATCGGCAGGCGGCTGCCGATGAGGCGCAGTTGCGGAACCGGCAGTCCTGGTTCCACACCGATGCCGGCGCATATTCCTGGTCGTACCTGGAACAGCGATGGTGCTACAGCCTATCGCTCAAGACGGAACAGCGTGTGGTGTTGAGGACGCCCCAGCTTGCTGGTGCGCTCCAGAATGTGCGCTACACGCCGCTCCAGCACCTGCGCGAACCTGACTTCTCCAGCCCGTACCATGTTGATGGTGGCGTGAGCTACCGGACGGCTGGGACGCGCTACGCGGTCTGGTTCCCTGGTGGCCAGCGGTAGTTGTAGTTGAACCGTGATGATGGGAGGGTCAGGCAACTGATCCTCCCCTTCAAAAGGTGAATGCCGCCAAGAAAGGAGATTGTCCGGGCGGTTGGGAATCATGCTTGCCCTTCGGGGCAAGTCGCGGGGGTGGTGATTTTGAGTCTCCTTTCTGCACCACCCCCGTTTGAGAAAGGAGACAGAAATGGGAGACAGAACGACTGCGACACCGTTGCCGCAGTGGGAAGGGGATGTGCCTCCAAGTGGCGGCAATCACATCGTCACTGGGGGAGCTGGATTCATCGGGTCCCATCTGGTAGATGCCCTGGTGGACATCCACCACAGCGTAACCGTGGTTGATGACTTTTCCCGAGGAAAGATGGACAACCTGTATGGGTCCATGAAAACGGGGCAGGTACGATTGCAGCCCCGGAACCTTGAACATACTGGCTATCCTTGTAAGCCAACGGACGTGGTCTGGCACCTGGCAGCCAAGGTTGCCGGCATCGAGTACAACCGGCGCAACCAATACGAGATGCTGCGGGCGAACCTGGCCATCAACCAGTCGATGATCGACTCGGTGCGAATCTGCAAACCACGTCTGTTTGTCTATATCAGCACTGCCTGTGTCTATCCGGGGGACGCGCCGGTCCCGACACCAGAAAGCGCGGGCGACATCTGCAATCCAGAGCCCACAAACCATGGCTATGGAATCGCCAAGTGGGTAGGGGAGCAGATGGTGCGGCACCTTTACAGAGAGCACAATGTCCCGTGCGTCATCGTGCGCCTTTTTAACGTCTTTGGACCAAGAGATCACTACGAACCCAATGCGTCCCACGTTGCGCCGGCCTTGATCAGGCGCGTCATGGAGGGAGAGAATCCGCTGAAAGTCTGGGGCAGCGGCAATCAAACACGCACATTGGTTGATGTCAGAGACATCGCCAGGGCTCTCGTGCGCCTGGCCTATTGCCAAGCGGCGTGGGACGCTGGGCCAATCAACATCGGGCACAGGCAGGAGATCAGGATCTCCGACCTTGTCCAGTCGATTGTGACCCTCTCGGGCAAAGACATCGCCTATCAATTCGACACCAGCAAACCGGATGGACACGCCAGACGCGCCCCCGACACCACACGGCTCAGGGACCTACTAGGATGGATACCAGATACGCCGATGGAAACCACCCTGCGGGATATGTTCGCAGACTATGAGGCGCGGTTTGGGGGTGGTCGTGGCTGAGTACACCATCTTTGTCACGACATGCGACAAGTACCTGCCGGCGCTCAGGCCCCTCGCGTGGCTGATGGAGCGATACTGGAAACCCATGCCCAAGGTCGTGGTGGGAGGATTCAGCCAGCCCACCTTTGACCTGCCAGAATCCTGGACCTTCCACAGCATCGGACCCCAGGAAATGTATCCATTCGACAAGTGGTCTGATGCCCTCATCAAGTTTCTGGATGAGCGGCAGGAGGAGGTCTTTCTGCTGCTCCTGGAGGATATGTGGCCCATCAGGCCGGTGGACAGCGAGGCCCTGGACATCCTCTACCGCTACATGCTCCAATTTGAGTACGTCGCCAAGATGGATGTTTGTGGGGACCGGCTCTATGCCATGGGGATGCAAGCCTACGGGCACGTGGGCCGCTTGGACCTGGTCAAGTCGATGCCGGGTTCACCCTACCACCTGAGTTTGATGCCGGGGTTCTGGCGTAAGCAGCACCTGCGCCAGGTCCTGATTCCTGGGGAATCGCCCCACGAAGTCGAGTTACAGGGAACCGTGCGGCTGTCGCATTACCAGGAGGTCATCGTCCTGGGCACTAGACAATGGCCGCTTCGCGTATGTCTGGCCATGCGCGGGGGGGACTCGGGAAAACTACTGACGGCTGAAATTGAGCCGGGAGATGTGGAAAAGATGCGCAAGGATGGCCTGCTGGCCCCGTGGGAGGTATGATGGACAAGATAGGGGTGGGCACCTTCGAGGTCACGAGCAGGATGCGGGAACTGGTGGACACCGTGCTGGCCACCGGGCGCATCAGCTACGGCCCGATGTCCAGAATCTTTGAGACCCAATTCGCCAACATCCACGACTGCGCCCATGCCGTCCTGTCCAACAGTGGCACCAGCAGCCTCCAGGTTGCGCTCCAGGCGCTCAAGGAACTACATGGCTGGCAGGATGGGGACGAGGTCCTTGTCCCGGCCTGCACCTTCGTCGCCACGGTCAACATCGTGCTGCACAACCGGATGACACCTGTCCTGGTGGACGTGGAACCGGACTACTATGGCATCAACCCCAGCAAGATCCAACGGGCCATCACCGAAAAGACGAGGGCCATCATCCCAGTCCACCTGTTTGGGATGCCATGTAACATGACAGCAGTCCACATGATCGCCAGAAATCAAGGGCTCAAGATCATCGAGGATTCCTGTGAGACCATGTTTGTGGACCATGGACGCAAGCGCGTAGGCTCCTGGGGAGATATTGGGTGTTTCAGCCTTTATGTGGCCCACTTGCTGACTGCTGGGGTTGGTGGTGTGGCGACGACCAACGACCCGGACTTAGCGGTCAAGATGCGCTCCCTGGTCAACCATGGGCGGGATGGCATCTACCTGAGCATTGACGACGACGATGGGCTTTCCAGCGACCGGCTGAGGGAGGTCGTGGAGCGCAGATTCAATTTCCAGTCCATCGGGCATTCCTTCCGGGTGACAGAGCTGGAGGCGGCGTTGGCCCTGGGGCAATTGCCTGACTGGCCGCAGATGATAGCCCAGCGGCGGGAGAACGCCAAGTATCTTTCCGAACTATTGGAGGAGGTCGAGCGCCAGGGCTACATCCAGAGGCCGCTCACCAGGTTGGACACCAGCCACGCTTACATGATGTATCCCATCGTCGCCCATGGCCTCGGGGAGGACAAGTGGGGCCTGTGCAACTACCTGGAGGCTCATGGCGTTGAGACTCGGGAGATGTTGCGCCTGACAGACCAACCGGCCTACGAGGGGATGTGGGACCCCAGTGATTATCCGGTGGCCGCATGGCTGAACAAATATGGTTTCTATGTGGGCTGCCACCAGGGCCTGGGCAGGCCCGAGATGGAGCGCATCGCAAATTGCATCGCCAGCTACTGTGTCACCAAGAGAGGTCCCCATGGATAAAAAGGAACTGCGGCAGGCCATCAGGGACCTGCCACCCATGAATCCACCGGGCGACTATCCCAGATTTACCTGGATTCGCCGGCAGGCTGAAATTCGGGAAAAGATCCTGAACGATGACCCCAGCCTGTTCCTCACCTGGCCCATCGTTCACGAAGCCCTGTTTGTGGGGGACTCGCCCCAGGCCAACATGGAACTGGACGAACTGAAAAAGGATGGCTGGTGGCGCTGGCAGAGGGGCATCCGGGAGACGACCTTTGGGGCTCCTACGAGGATGAAAGCATGGGAGGATGCCAGCGGACAGATGGTCCACCAGGCGTACATTCTCAAACAGTGGGAGGACAAGGCCGGGAAACGGGTGGAAGATGATGCCAGGGCCATCCTCGAATTCGGGGGCGGATACGGCTCGATGGCCAGACTCTGCTACCAGCTTGGCTTTGAGGGAGTCCACGTCATTTATGATCTGCCTGAGCTGTCATGGCTCCAACACTATTACTGTTCTCAGACAGGAGTGCCACGGGTGTTCATCTACTGGAAACCCGAGTGGTTTGAGCAGGTAGTCTGCTCCATCACCTACGATCTCTTCATCGCCGCCTGCTCCCTGTCGGAGGTTCCTTTTGAGCTACGGGACTTTGTCCTGGGCAATGTGCGGACCAGGGGCTATGTCATTCTATACCAGACCCACTTTCAGGGCCTAGAGAACCGTTCCTACTTTGAGCAGTTTGCGGAAAGCAAGCCGGGATATGAATGGTTCGACTACGAGGTCCCTGGGCACCGCCTGGGGCATCGGTATCTGGTAGGGGTTGAGCGGTGACCAAGATCCTGGTCGTAGGGTATCCGAAGAGCGGGACCACGTGGCTGTCCCGCCTGTTGGGGGATGTGCTGGATTCGCCAGTGGGAGCCATCCACCCTCCCTCGACACCCAAGGCAATCGCCACAGAAGGCCAGGGCCGGCAGGGGGAACATTATATTGGACAGGGGCACCCTGTCCCTGTCCCAGGGGGAAATGTACTGTCGCCCAAACATACGGAACTGGCCTATGAGCACCTTACCTCCGAGAAGATAGTTTTGGTACTGCGGGACCCTCGGGACATCTGTGTCTCAGGGGCGCATCATTGGGACAGGCCCTTGTTAGAGTACATCCATTGTCTGGGCCAGGGCAAGTGGCCCATGCCACATGGAGGGGGACTGGTTCCCTGGGTGCGGGCATGGATGTCCTCGGGGCTACCTGAGTGTGTGACCCGCTACGAGTGGTTGCATAAGGATACCACACTTGAGCTATGGCGCATCCTGCACACGCTGCATCTCCAGCCGGTGAAGGATGTTGAGGCGGTCGTGGCGCGGCAGTCCTTCCACAACCGCAGGGAGTGGACAAAGACGAACGGGCATTCCCTGAACTATGGCAGGGACTTTCAGTTGCGCTTTCTGAGAAAAGGCATCGTGGGGGACTGGCGCAACGAGTTTGGCCCGGAGGAAAAGGCCCTGGCCGAACAGTATTTCGGAGAACTACTCGATGAGCTTGATTACCGATAACGGCATCAGCCGCGTCTGGCGCGAGGATGGCTGGATCTGGAAGCGGCAGCCCAAGTACATGACCGACAATGAGATTTATGCGCTTCTGTCGCTAAAAGACTCGGGATATGTGCCCTACGCCGAGCAAGTGGACATCGAGTTGATCAGGATGCAGGACCTGGGAGAAGGCCAGCCGGTCACAAACCGGGAAGCATTCATGGCCCATGAATACCTGGTCCTGGCTGCCTTGCAGAGGGCTGGCATCCGACATGGCGACCTGACCAAGTACGCAGTAATCGTCAGGGGCAACAAACCCTACCTGATTGACTTTGGAGAATCCAGGATGTGGGATGACCCGAGGCCAGACAAGCGGCGGGAGGGAGACGCCTACTGGCTGCACCGGACGATGGAGGAACTGTGTCAGGGTTTGTGAACCGCAGGGGTCCTGAGCAATGGCAGATCATCAGCCAGGCTATAGACTTTCGGGACCTGTTGGTGGCCGACCTGGGGTGTGGCCATGGGGATTTGCTGCTCAAGATGCGGGAAGCGGGCGCGGTCATCGTGGACGGCGTGGACCACGACCCGGAGATTGTGAAAACAACGCGGGCGCGGTGTGAGGGCAATGGCATCAGCATCCATGAGGAGGACCTGCTGGAATGGTTGGACAAGCGGCTGAGGTATGACCTCATCCTCTGTTTCTCGGTGCTGCCCTATATGCCCAGTATGCACAGAACTTTGAAAGCCATCCATGCCCACAGCCGCAGGGCGTTGATTGAGTGCCAATATCGTGGCGATGGACCTGGAAAGGTCAGGGATGACGCAGAGATGCTGTGGCATCTCAAACACTACTGGGACAGGGTGCGCAAGATAGGCGCAACCGTCGTGGAGTATCGCAACATGGAGCGCAGCATCTGGCTGTGCGAAGGTTCTCTACAGAAAGGAGACACCGATGAGTGAGGAAGAACAGGGGGGAGTGGAGGAGGTCCCAGCCGGGATACAAGTGCCCATCTTTGCCCAGGTGGGATTCCATCCCGAGACGGGGGAGATCATTGTGCTGATGAATGAGCACGTGCCAGAACAGGACAGGGCGCTCATCTGCCTGTCGTCTGCACAGACATTCATCGGGTTGGCTTCGCAGATGTTTGAGCGACAACATCCCAAGAGGCCGCAGATTCTGGTGCCCCAGATGGCTGTGAGAGGACTCAAGTTATGAAAGTCTGGATGCTCCCAGAGCTTCAACACTTTCGCTCTGAGGAATCGGGCATCAAACGTGTCGTAGAGGCATACCATCGCCACTGCCCCACATTTGGTGTGGAATTCGTGAGCGAAGGCGAGTCCTATGACCTCAAGGTCAGCCATGCTGGCACGAACACAGAACACGTGGACGTGGCCATGACCCATGGCCTCTACTGGTCGGCGGATTATGCCGCCGCAGGCTGGGAGTACAAAGCCAACGCCAGTGTCATCGAAACCATGCGCCAGGCCAGGGTAATCACCGTCCCCAGCGCCTGGGTGGCCGAGTCGGTCATCCGCGACATGAGGCGCATCCCGGTGGTCGTGGGCCATGGCATCGAGTGGGATGAATGGCAACATGACAGGCCAAACGGGGGGTACATCCTGTGGAACAAGAATCGACAGGGAGACGTGTGCGACCCCAGCCCTCTCAGCGACCTGGCCACCGCCTTCGTTCACAATCACTTTGTCACAACTTTTGCACCGCGCAGGCGTCGGACCAATATCTCAGAGATTGGCGTCGTGCCCCATGAGCAGATGCGGCAACTGGTCCAGGGAGCCAACGTCTACCTCAGCACTACCAAGGAAACCTTTGGCATCGGGGTCCTAGAGGCCATGGCTGCGGGGGTCCCGGTGCTGGGGTATGCCCATGGTGGCAACCTGGACCTGGTTGAGCACGGCACCAACGGCTACCTGGCCAGGCCGGGGGACATTGGGGACCTGATTGATGGGCTGGCCTACTGCCTGAAACACCGGGACACCCTGGGGGCAAACGCCAGACACATGGTAAAGCCCTATACCTGGGAGATGGCTTGCCAGAAGGTGGCCCAGGTCTTTGAGCAAGCCCTTACGCGACCTGAACCCACCGTAGCCATCATCATTCCAAGCTATCTGTATGCCGCCAAGGTCGGTCGGGCCATCGAGAGCGCCATCGAACAGACCTATGACCAGATTGTGGACATCATCGTCGTGGACGATGGCTCCCCGGATGAGGGAGCCACCGCCACAGCGGTTGCGGAATGGGGCCAGCGAGATCGGCGGGTGCGTTACGTCCATCAGAACAACCAGGGTGTGGCGGTTGCCAGAAACACCGGCATCGAACACACCGAGGCCACCTACATCTGCTGTCTCGATGCCGACGATGCCATGGAACCTGAACTGATAGAACGATGTGTCCGGGCAATGGAACTGGACAACAGCCTGGGCGTTGCCTACACCGGATTGCGCTGGGTGAAACAAGATGGGTCCACGGGGGTCAGCCCCTGGCCGGCAGACTGGAACTTTGACAATCAACTCAAGAAACAGAATCAGGTGCCTACTTGTTGCGTGTTCAGGCGTGAGATGTGGCAGGCCCTGGGAGGCTACAAAAAGCGGTACTGTCCCATCGGGGCCGGGGCCGAGGATGCCGAATTCTGGCTGAGGGCAGGGGCCTACGGTTGGAAGGGCAAAAAGGTCACCGCAGAACCCCTGTTCATCTATTCCTGGATGTCCGGGCGTGTCTCAGGTGCCCAGGACTACCAGGAACCGGACTGGCTGGCCTGGCATCCATGGGTCCAAGATGGCAAGCATCCATTCGCCTCCTATGCCACCCCACAGCGCCTGAGCCATCCGGTGCGGCAGTATGATGAGCCCGTTGTCAGCGTCATCATCCCCGTGGCGGGTCCCAGGCATGTGGAGCCCCTGGAGGATGCCCTGGACTCTATTGAGGCCCAGACCTTCCGAAGATGGGAAACCATCGTCGTCTGGGACAGCGAACAGCCTGCGCCCCAGCGCCTGATGGACGCCTATCCGTTTGTGAAATGGCGGGGCATAGGACGGCAAGAGGGAGCCGGGGCGGCCCGTAACTTTGGAGCCATGTTTGCCAGGGCACCATTCCTATTGTTTTTGGACGCCGATGATTGGCTGTATCCCCACGCCATCGAACGGATGTTGAGCGAATGGGACGTACAGGAATCCATTGTCTACAGCGATTATGTGGGCAAGGCATTCATCGAGGACCCAGGGGGCCTGTCTGAGAAGCTGCAACGCAATATCCTGTGGCGACAAGATGATGGCTTGACCGCCATCCGCTATGAGGCCCCGGAGTATGATGTAGCCAGGGCACAGCGGCAACCGGAAGGAGACCCGCGCTCGGTCTTTACCTGGAACCTCATTACTTCTCTGGTTCCAAAGGCGTGGCACGATGAGGTAGGGGGATTTGACACCCACATGGTCTCCTGGGAGGATGTGGATTATTGGTGGCGGCTGGCAAAGGCAGGCAAGTGCTTTCGCAGGGTGCCAGAACCGCTGGTGGTCTACCATTTCTATCTTGGGCAGCGCCGTGACATAGGCACTGAGCAACACGAAAACCTATTCGCATACTTGCGGGAGAAGCATGAAAGGATAGAGATACAGATGTGTGGAGGATGTGGTGGAAGGAAAACAGCGCCCGTTGGGGCAGCGTCTCCAAGTAGGGCAATACCATCCAATGCCCCGGTTCTCAACCTGGCGGCAGATGAGGACTTTATTTTGTGCTTGTACCGGCATCCGAACCGGGGACAGCATACGCTTGTCGGTGCGGCTGCGTTTGCGAACCGCATCGAGGGGCTGCACATGATAGCCACCCGCGAGGGATGGAAGATCCATTACGGATTCCGGGGAGGCGGTGAAAAGTTCCTGGTTCATCGGGAGGACATTCGCCTCGCGCAACATCTGTTTGACCCCATCGTGGAGCGCAGGCCGGTGGCCCAGGAGCGGGAACCGCTGCCAGCCCCAGAACCCTTGGCGGTTGAGGTTGCGCCGGCAGTGCCGAATGAAACAGAATCACACGAACCACCACCGCCCCCGAAGATGGTGGACATTGACGCCATCCTGGCTGGGACGCATACTGATGAAGCGCCCATCAATGGCGGCAAATTTGATCCCCAGAAGCTGGCGGGGGTGACTGCCACCATCGCCAAGGGATTTGCCGAGCAAGGCATTGTCAGTCTGGAGCAGGTCATTGCCATGGGCCAGGAGGGGTTGACCGGCATCCGGGGCGTCGGAGAGGTACGGGCGAATATGATCTACACCGCCGCCATGCGCATGGCGCAGGGAGTGCCAGATGGGGCTTGAGTGGTGGGACATTCTCAGAGAATATCTGACCGTGGGGCCTGTCCAGGCAGCGGTGATGGTCCTGGCCACTTGGCGCGTGGCGGTCATGTTCTACATGGAGGCGGGTCCCAAGGATGTATTTGAACGACTGCGCTATCGGTCTGGGGTCTACAAAGAGGAACAATACCGGGGATTCTGGGGAAAGCAGTTATCCTGCTTCTGGTGCATCTCCCTGTGGGCCGGCGCGTTCTGTGCGCTGTTTGGGTTGCTATGGTGGCCTGTGTTGCTGCCGCTGGCTCTGAGCGGAGCGGCGATGTTACTCTCCTATGGGGGACGCATCGTGTGGCACGAACATACGCAGGGGGGATAAGGGGGGAACTAAGATGGCAAGGGCAAGCACTCCAACCCTATTGGCTTTAGACCGCTATGCGGCCATCATTGGCCTGACCCCACCCCACTTCAACCAGGGCCTGAGCGCGATTGTGTTTCCGTTCGACAACTCGTGTAATGACATCACCTACCAGCATCCCTGGCAACACGCCGATGCCAGCAGCCGGGAGGACATCGCCCGAGAGATTGCCATAGCCGAGCAGTCCATCGCTGACTATCTTGGCTGGTGGCCGGCACCCCGCTGGATTGCCCAAGATGTCAAGATGTTTCCACGGTTCCATCGCCCGGAATACTATAGCATCGGCGCTTTGAATGTGCGAGGCCAACACAAAAGCATCCGCACTGCCTATGGCAAGATCATCGAACCGGGACAACGGGCCACAACCCTCATCGGTCAAGTAACTGTCGCAGGGGGAACCCTGGTCTACAGTGATGAGGATGGCGACGGGTTCAACGAAACAGCTACCGTGACCATTGCCACGACCCTGACCGATGAGTGCGAGGTCAAGGTCTATTTCGCCGGGCACAATGGCGAACCGGAATGGGAAATCCGACCGGCCCGCACCAAGGTCATCGCTGGCGGCGTGATGACGGCCACCTTCTGGAAATGGCAGTTTATCGAACCGGCAAACTGGGAAGCCTTCCCCACCCAGGCAGATGGAGTGCCATCAGTCAACTTGGACGATGGAGGGGTCTATGTGACTGAGGCAGATGTCTATCGGGAGTACAATGATCCAACGGCGGTCAGCGCCGTGTTGTACTGGGAACCGCAACCAGGAGCCATCAGTGGCGGGTGCTGTACCTTCTGTGGAACTGCCGGCTGTGCGGCGTGTACCTTGACTGAGCAGAATGGGTGTGCCCACATCCGAGACGCCGAAAAGGGAATTGTGGTTCCCGCGCCGGCAACCTACGATGACAGTGAATCGCAATGGGCAGCCGCAAGCTGGTCGGTGTGCAGGGACCCAGATGAGGTCAAGTTGTATTACTATTGTGGAAACCTGAGTGAATTGAATCTCGCCGGCAGGCGGTGTGATGGTCTCTCTGATCAATGGGCCAAGATCATCGCCTGGCTGGCCACGTCCAGGCTGCGCAGGCCGGTCTGCTCCTGTGGGTCGGCGGGTGCATTGGTTCGATGGTTGCAAACGGACGTGGCTGCCGATGCCGGCGATGTCAGTTACTCAGTGTTGTGGGACGATCTTTCCAACCCATTCGGGACGCGCATAGGGGAAATGGAAGCATGGAGGTATCTCAAGAACCTTGTGCGTGGAAAGCAAAAGGGAGCCTTTGCCGTATGAGAGCAGTTACATGGACAGACAACAACGGCTACAAACACCGTTCACTGGTGCGTGAAGAAGATCCCGATGAGGCTGCCCCCCAGGGCATCCTCCAGGACCCGCCCGTTCTGGAGGGCATGGACTGGGAGGCAATCAAACGGGACTTACACAACCTGCTGGTGGACGCGGGGCTGTACTCCTGGCTGGATGTGCAGCAAAGGCAAGGACTCGAGGGAGCGATCCTTGGAGCAATGCGGAAGAAAGTGATCCACTTGTATAGGGAGGCAGAACATGGCTAGTTATGCCAAAACTGGATTCTCCCGCGTCTTTCTTGTTGATGGTGGTGGGCGACCGGACCACGCCCCCAACTATCAAGGCTGCATGAGAGCGGGAGCAGTATCCAAAAGCTATGGCGATTTGACCACCATCGAATGTCCGTCCGACATCCAGTATGACAAGTTTACCGAGGTAGACACCGTCAGGGGTGCGGAGGAACGGGCCACCATGGACCTGGTCAGTCGCTATCTGGCCGACACGGCGTCTGAACTGCTGCGACTGGCAGAAATCGGGTGCGGTGTCGATGTTCACGTACACTTTGGAGAATGCACGGACCCGACTTTGTTCAACACCTTCACCAAAGCACTTGTGATGGAGGGGGCGTACATCTCCGACTGGTCCACGGACGACCTGGGGGCCTTGTCCTCGGACGAGCGCAACCCGGTTCAAGAAACGGGTGCCATCAGCGCGGCGACCCTCTACGAGATCCTACAGCTCTCGGTGGCTGAGGTCGCGGGCAGCATCGTCACGAATGAAGTGTTGGACGTGGTCATCTGCGACCAGGTAGCCTGTGGGGAGTGCGAGGAGGATAGCACCGGCTGCCAGCACATCTATGCTATCTCCAGTGCGGCAGGCGGGTCCCCTGGGACGCCGGCAGACATCATCCACACTGCGGATGGGTCCAACTGGTATGCAGACGACATCGACACCCTGGGCGCGGCAGAGGACCCATCGGCTGTGGGATGTGTCGGTGCCTATGTCGTCGTCGTCTCCAACGCCTCGGGCAGCGCCCACTATGCGCTCAAGAGCGAGATTGACACAGTCGGCTATGACGAGGACTGGACCGAGATCGCCACGGGCTTTGTGGGGGCACCAAACGACTGCTGGCGGGCAGTAGGCGGGCGCTATCTCTACATCGTCGGTGCCAGCGGCTACATCTACCGCACCGACGACATCACCGCTGGTGTCACCGTCCTGGATGCCGGGGTTGCCGTGTCCGATAACCTCAACGCCGTCCACATGATGTCCGATGAATTCGGTGTGGCGGTCGGCAACAACGGCGCGTTGGTCTACACCGAGGATGGCCTGAGTTGGTCGTCTCTCCCTGGCCCTGGCCTGGGGGTTGGCATCCACTTCAACTGTGTCTGGGTGAAGGACGAACTGACCTGGCTCATCGGAACCTCGAATGGTCGCCTGTACTACACCGTAGACAAAGGCACGACCTGGACTCTCAAGGGCTTCCCTGGCAGCGGGGCTGGCGTCGTCTACGACATCGCCTTCTCCAACAGAAACGTGGGCTACCTGGCCCACGCAACCACCACACCGGCAGGCCGCATCCTGCGGACCTACGATGGCGGGTATTCGTGGCAGATCATCCCGGAAGGGACCTCGACCATTCCCGCCAACGACCGCATCAATGCGCTGGCTGCGTGTATCTACGATGCCAACCATGTCGTGGGCGTCGGCCTGGCCGACAATGCCACCGATGGCATCATCGTCGTGGGGACTGACTAGGCATCGCCTGGTCACCTAAGAAAGGAGACAATCACGATGAATGGAAACAGTAAGAACCCAAAGGCGCTGGTAAAAGACCGCGCCAAAGAAATCGCAGGTCAGGGTGACGTGGATGTTATCGTCACCCTGACCAGCGGGGTCCGGGTGCAGCTCAAAGCCGTGTCCTCATCCCTGGTTGAGGATGTCAAGGCCAGCATTCCGTATCCAGATGTTCCCAGGGTTTGGATTGAGGCCAAAGAGCGGGAAGAGGAAAACCCGAACGACCCGGTCTACCTTGCCGCCGTGGAGCGAATAAATGTCCAGCGTGGGGATGCGGTGCTGGATGCCCTGTGTCTGTTCGGTGTGGACCTGGTAGATGGACTACCAGAGGATACCACCTGGTTGAGACGCCTGAAATTCCTGGCCAAGAAAGGTCGCCTGAACCTGGACGGGTTTGACTTTGAGGATGACTTTGACCTGGAGTACCTGTATAAGCGGTACGTCGCAGTAGCGGGGGCCGACATGCACACCATTGCCCCGCTCTATGGAGTGCGCCCCCTGGAGGTAGCGCAAGCCCGCGACACGTTTCTGGGTTCACAGACACGGCGAGGACGTAGCAGAGTATCCGCTGAAACACGCGGCGAGGACGGGGCTGGAACTGAGCCAGCCGATGATGGAGTGGGAAGCGGCGACGGCAGCGGGACTTGATATGTGGAAATGGGAGTCTGGGGAATATCCATCCCGGTTTAAGGCCAAGGTGATGGCCTGGTACTCCCGCCATCGAGAACTGGACATGCACCGCCAGGACGCATTGTCCCAGGCAGTGAAACGGGGGCGATAGGAAATGCCTGTACCGCAGGGTGGCGTACAACTCGTCGTTCAAGGATATGACGAGTTCATCCTGAAACTTGGCAAGGCCAACGATGCCCTTGACCAGTTTTCCAACTCCCTAAACCAAACCTCCCAGCAGTCTGCCCAGGCAGGGCAATCAGCCCAGAAGGCACAGGCGGATTTCAGGGCACTTGGCGTTTCTTTGGCGGCTGCCGGCACGGCGGGCCTGGGTATGCTTGGGGCCATCGGTCTCTCCGCGTCTCGCATCGAGGAATTGGGAGCCATCCTGGAAATCACCCGCATCAATGCCCAGCGGCTGGCAGAGGCCAATGGAGACCTGGACAGGGCATCGTCCCTGACCTCGCAGGCGGTACAAGAACAGGTCCAGGGAGTGCGAGAACTGCACCTATCCGGTCTTGTGGCCAATGAAACCGTTGCCCAGCTCATCCGCTACAACCTAGACTGGCAGCGGTCCACAGAGTTGGCAAGGCTGGCCCAGGATGCAGCCACTTTCGCCATGCAGGACTCTTCTGTGGCGGTTGAGGGTCTAGTCCGGGGCATCACAACCCTGAACCCGAGGGTGCTGCGCACCTACGGGTTGATGATCAACCTCAATGTTGCCTACGAAAATTGGGCACAGGCCAACGGGGTTGCCGTCAAAGACATGACGGTGGCCCAGCGGCAGCAGGCGGCCTTCAACGAAGTCCTGGCCCAGGCCCCGACGATTGCCGGGGCCTATGAGGCTGCCATGGGCACCGCTGCCAAACAAATCCGCTCCATTCAGACCGACGTGGCAGACCTGGCTGAGGAGTTTGGAGAACACCTGACGCCGGCACTGGATGCAGCCCTCCCCCTGGTGCGGGACCTCATCCAGAGCGCCACAGAGCTGTCAGACCCCATGCAAGTATTCATCCTGGCCACAGGGGGATCGGCCTCGGCCCTCGCGGGTTTGACCGGGACGGCAATTGTCCTATTGCCGCAACTTGCCAAGTTGCGGGCTGGATTCATCGCGTTGTCTGGGGCCATGGGCGTTTCCTCGCTGGCTTTGTTGGGAGCCGGTGGGTTGATTGTCGGCCTCGTGGGGCTTGTTGCTGCTATGGATGCGGTGGACAATGCACGGCAGGCAGAGGCAGCGGCCATCCTGGAAGCCTCGGACAGCTATGAGGATTATCGAGCCAATATTGAGGTTGCCGAACTGGCATCCTATGAACTCAGTGAAAGCCTGTATGAGATTGCCAAAGCCTCTCAGGAGGCCGGTGAGGGATTGCAAGCACTGGAGTTACAGAATGCACAGGATGAAATTCAGGAACTGACGTTCCGTCTCATCAATACCTACAACTCTTTCTCTCTGGTATCTACGGCAACCGGGGAATTTAGGACAAAGCTGGACTTTGTGGCAGATGGGTTGCGCAATGCAGCTCAGTCCATGAATGCTGCCGAACTTGCCATCCTTGCCGATGAAGAGGCGATGTATAACCTGGCCATCAGCCTGGGATATTCTGAAACCCAGGCGTATGCCTTTGCCGAGGCTATGAAAACCGTCGCCCAGGTCCAGCGAGAAGTTCAGAGTGGGGCCGATGGAGTTGGTGAATCCATGGCCAGGATGGCGTCTGAGGCTGGAGATGCCGTTGACAAATTTGATGCGGTATCCAGGGCAGCGGGAGCGGTTGTCACCGCCGCCCAAGAAGGAGCGCACTCCCTTGATTTGTGGCAGCGGTCCTTTATTGATTTTGTAGAGGCCCAGGATGAATTTGAGGACCGCATCAGAAAGGTTGCCGAAAAGGGAGCCGATCAACTGATTGCCGCCGACCAGCGGGCGAATGAGGCCAGGGAACGGGCGCGGGAACAGTTGCACGATGCCCTCATCGGCCTGGAAGAGGACCATGCCGACTCAGTATCCGACATTCTCCAGGACCTGGCCGACATTGATGTCGAATTACAACGGGACATCCTCGATGCCGTAGCTGACTACTGGAGCGACCGGGCCGAGCTGGGCATCCAATTCCAGCAGGACCTGGAAGATGCCGAGCGCGACCTGAACAACGCCCTGAAAGAATTGGCCATCGACCGCCTCCAAAACATCGAGGATGCCGAGCGGGAATATGCACAAAAGCGTGAGGACCTGGCCAGGGACTTGGTCCAGGACCTGGAGGACATTGAGCGCGACCACCAGCGCAGGATGGATGACCTCCAAGCTGACTATTATTCTGACCTGGAGGACCTGGCCCAGGAACACGCCAACAAACTGCTTGAGATTGAAAACATCAAGCAACAGAAATTGGATGACCTCGAAGAGGACTTTGAGGAAAAGCGGAGTGACACGCGCCTCAAATTCCTGCGCGAGGCGCTTGAGCGCCTGGAGAATAGCAACTACGCCGATGAGTACGCAGAGTTCCTGCGGTCCATCTTTCTCGGGGAAATTGAGGTTGAGCCTCACGAGGTAGGGGGACCCTTCCGCGAACTCTATGCGGCCCTCCTCGAAGAACTGGCCAACATAGATGAGGACTATGCCTGGGCTCAGGAGGATATTACCGACGACATTGCCAGGGAACAGGCGAAGCGCCTGGAAAACCTGGAAGGCTCGTTGGAAGAGGAGCAGGCAGCCCGCGAGGCGGCATACCAGGAACAGCTTGCCCAGGAGCAGGAACGATTTGAGCGGGAAAAGGCCGAGAAGGAGCGCCAGTACAACCAGCGATTGCAGGACCTGGAGATCCAGCACCAGCGGGAACTGGCCGAGATTGAGCGGGAATACCAACGGCAACAAGAGGCACTGCGCATCAAGAACCAGCGAGAGCGGGAGGAGATTGCGCGGCGATACCAGGAACGTCTTGATGACCTGGACCGCCAGCTTGCTGAGGAAAAGGCCAGATTGGAGGCCGCCGCCGAAGAGGAACGGCAGCGCCTCCAGGAGCAGTTGCAGGATGAGCGCCAGAACTATTCCGACCGTGAAACAGAATTAAGAGCCCACTATGCCAAGCAATTGCTACAGATCCAGGATGCAAAGTCTGAGGAACGGGCCAAAATCCTGGCAGAGATGGACAAACAGAAACTGGTCATCATAGATGAACTGTCCAAACAAAGCACTGCGTTTGCGGATGCGTATCAGGGCCAACGTGAGGACCTGGAGCGGCACCTGTTTGGACCGGGGGGGATGTACGAGACCTGGAAAGCCTACTTTGATTGGCTCAATGCCCAATATGGCGGCAATTCCCCATCCAAGTGGTTTGAGCAGTTCGGCAAGGATCAGATTGCCGGGTACGAGAAGGGCTTTGACCTGAGCGACATCCAGGCCAACATCCAGGCTGCGTTCGACGTGACTGCCTCTGGGATGCGCAGCGTCATGCCGGCAGAGCATGTCAGCCTGCCGCCAGGCATATTTGCCGGGAGCCAGCAAACGACGAACCAGACCAATCTGTCGGTCACGGCCAACTATCCCCGCTATCAGAGTGAGGCCAGCCTGCTGGACGACCTGGCCGGTTATGAGATGACGTTGAGGAATCTACGACGATGAGGCTGCGAGGATACCGACCTGCACCAGAACTGGAACTGGAGGACGCCAATGGGGTTGTTTATCCCCTGTCGTTCCCTGGACGGTTGGGGCAGCAGGTCTCGGGACTGGGAATGCCGCCTATCCAGCATTGGACCACGCGGGCACCATTCCAGGTTGGTGAGAGCCACTGGGGCTATGCCGTTCGGCCCAGGGTGATCAACCTGGTTCTCTACCTGCGGGGATGTGGACGCGGGGATATGTATGCCAAGCGCCGGGCCAACATCGAGATGTTGAGTCCGCAGAATGGAGCGCATATCCTGCGGCTCATCACCCCGGACGGACTCAAGTTTGAGTACCAGAACGTGTGGGTGACGGGAGGATATGACCTGTCCAGCCAGGAACAACCCACGCCGTTGGTACAGACTGGAACTGTGGTCTTGACTGCCTACGATCCTATTCCCAAGTGGGTCAACAGCCCATTGGATGTGGGGGAAACGCGGGATGCGAGTGGCAGGACCTGTGTCTCGACCAGCACCTTGACCCAGAACGCAGAACTAGAATTGGCATTCACCGGGCCATTTTTGCTGGGCACTACGGTTAGCACAGCGACCCTGACAGCGAACAATGATGGGTCCTGGGAGACAAAGCCGGTCATTGCCATCACCGGGCCGACCGAGGACTGGACACTGACAAACGCCGCCAATGGGGCGGTACTGCAATGGGATGGCTACACCATCTCTGCCGGCGAGACGGTGACTTTGAACATCCCGGACAAGACTGTCCAGAATGGTGCGGGCACGAATCTGATTACCTATGTGGGCGGTGACTTTGGCACGTTCACCTTAGAGCCGGGGGCCAACGCCCTGACCTGGTGGAGCGCCGGCAGCGCGGTCAACCTGACGACCACCGTGCAGGTCTGTTGGTATGTGGAGGTTTTGGGCACATGACCCAGAAATCGTTCTTTTGGAACGGCGCAAGCCTGGGAGATGCCGATACCTGGACGCCCAATGGGGGCTACCACATGGCCCACGAGGACTATGAGTCCCCCTGGGTGGACATCATGGGTCGGGCGCTGTGGAATGGGGATGGCAACCGGGGTGTCCTGGCCAACTGGTTGAACGAATTGGCGGTGACTGGCGTAGCTACCCCAGTGGCAGTGGACACAGGGGCGGCCATCGTCTATGGCCTGTACTATGAGAATGATGCCAGCCTGAATGTGGCGGTGCCCAGCCCTTCCAGCGACACGCGCTATGACCGGATTGTCGTGCGGCGGGATTGGGCAGCACAGACGGCGAGGATCACACGAATTGCCGGGATAGAGGGCAGTGGTGTGCCAGCCATGACCCAGAGTGCGGCCCCAGATGGGACGGGGATCTGGGACATTCCCCTGGCGACCTTGCAGGTGACCACGGGCGGGGTGATCACCGTCACCGATGCGCGGGAGTTTGTGACGTTCACCGTCTATCCACAGGATGATGCGTTTGCCACGGCGCACTTGACCAATGAGTCTGTAGACGATAACGCCCGAGCGACAAGAACCAAGCGGAAATTCCTGGGCGGTGGGAATATGCAGCCATCGCCTACTGCTCCAACCAGCACTCAGTTTTCCTATTCTGCCGCAGCGAGGCTAATTGGGGGAACCACAGCCTTTGTCTGGCAGTCCGCCGCAGTTTCTGAGGAGGGCTGGACGGCAACTGTAAACTTTGACCCGATGGGCCATTGGTCCTTCAAGGTGCCTGATGACTGGGCCTCGGGAGACATCGACGTATACCTATGGTGGATGTACGATGGCAGCAATCTGGGTCAGGTCAACAGTGCTTGGCAACATTATGTGGATGGGGGTCCAGTTACCTATTCTGGAGACTATGAAACAGTGGCTTGCAGTACAACGGCAGTGAATGGCACCGTGGGCAGGGATCAGTTGATGAGCGTCACCAATCTTACTGGTGAGGAGGTTGTCCTGTATGTCATCGAGGCAGATTCTAGCCCTGCAACCTCTCTGGTTCTAGGCATTGAATTGGTCTACACAGGGTATCTGTAATGACAGAGCGCAGTAGGTTCTGGGATGGGAGCGCCACAGGAGATGCGGTCAGCATCACCGATGATGAATTGATGGACCGCTTCTTTCGGGCACTCCTGAACGGCACCGGAAATCAAGGAGTCCTCAAGGGCTGGCTGAATGAATTGGAGGTCACTGACGGGGGTGCCCTCAATGCCAGTGTGGATACTGGAGGGGGTATCCTCTATGGCCTGTTCTACCAGAATGATGCAGCCGCCACCGTGGCGTTACCCAACAACTCAACGGTGTGGGTGGTCGTGCGCAGAGACTGGGCTACGCCACAGGCTAGGCTGACCCAGGTGGCGGCCCTGGTGCAGAACCCAGGGGTGACCTACGACATCCCCCTGGCCCAGGTCACTACCTTGGCAGGAATCATCACACTGATCACCGATGGTCGTGATTTCTGTGAGTTCAGCACTATTTTGCAGGACAATGTGGTTGAGACAGACCACATTCAGAACGATGCGGTGACGACGGCAAAGCTGGAGAACCAGGCGCGGTCTGTCTACTTTCCCTATGGGGCCATGGAGCCAGATGCAACCAATCCGCCAACCAACTATCCCCAGACAACGAGAGTGCCCTATTTCCCTGCATGGAGCTTTTCTGCTGCCGCGCTGAACACAATATGGGTTACCTTTCGTGTGCCATCCGACATCAGCAGCGCCACGATGACACTTTATGTCTGGAATAGCCCAGGGTCGGATGTTGTTGTTGCCGGCGATGTCTTGTGGGGATGGAGTTCTTGGGATGCGCAGCCCAGTGCTGTATTGGCCAATCAGGCAGGAACCCTGGCTATTGCCAATGATAATCGGCTGCATGATTATATGTATCGGGATGCCTTGACCACACTGACTCTATCAGCGGGAGACATTGTCCACATGGAAGTTTACCGTGACGGAGCAGCCGGTGGGGACACACTCGGATACAATTCCTTTGTCCACCTGATCGAACTCGAATACACGGCGGATAGCTGACATGGCGCAAACGAGCATGTTCTGGGATGGGGTTGCAGGGGATGGTGGCCCCTATACACAAAGCCACATGATGGATACCTTTTTCCGGGCGCTCTTGAATGGCACCGGAAACCGGGGGGTACTCCGTGGTTGGCTGAATGAGTTGGCCATCACTGGGGCCTCCAGTCCGGTCAGCGTGGACACAGGGGCGGCTATCATCTATGGCATGTTCTACGAGAACGACGCCGGGGTGACAGTCAACATCCCCACGCCAAGCGCCGGCACATCGCGCTATGACCGCATTGTCGTGCGGCGGGATTGGTCTATTCAGACAGCCCGAATCGGAAGGGTAGTTGGGACGGAGGCTGCTGTCCCTGCCGTGCCGGCGCTGACCCAGGGAGCCGGGGCCATCTACGAAGTGCCCCTGGCCACCGTGCTAGTGAATGCAGCCGGGGCCATCACCCTGACCGACACCAGGGAATATTGCCAATGGACCACGGAATGGCCAGCCAATGCCGTGGACACGGAGCACTATGCCCTGGGTGCGGTGACGCCGGTCAAAGTTCCAGACCGGACACGCTACGAGATCAAGGGTTCTGGGGAAATTGAGCCCGATAGCACGAATCCCTGCACCTGGACGGCGGGTGCATCCTATGATTATTGGGAGTTTGTGGATGCCGCAACCAACACGGGATGGGTTTACTTTATGGCTCCCACAGGGCTGGTGAGCGCCCAGGTAGACATTTATGTCTGGTCGGTGCCAGATGTGAATGGAGCTGGGGGTGGAGCGGAATTGTGCCAGTGGGACTATAACACCTATGCCGGTCCCTATGGGGGGACCCTGGCCAACACCAATGGCACCATCACCCCAGACCAGCAGGCCAGGGTCAATACCACTGTCTACCGGGATCAGCTCATCGCCGCGTTCGCCATCAATGCCGGCGACATCATCATCATCAAACTGGACCGAGACGGCGCAGCCGACAGTTACAACAGCGCCATGCGACTGCTCGGGATTGAGATGAGCTGGACTGCCGATGCCTGAGTTTGCCCAGTACCAGGTGTGGCTGTGCGATTGGACCGGCTCCAAGCTGGCCCTCCTCCATGCCAGTGGGGTTCACGAATCCGACTTCCTATCCATCGCCTGGCATCACAAGCTGAACGATGCCACCGTCTACCGGGCCGAATTCGTAGCCGAGACAGATACCAAAGACCTCTTTCGGGTGGATTATGGCATCCTCGTAGAGCGGGACTATGGTTCAGGCTACTATGAGGAATTCTATGGGTTTCACCACAATCCAGAAGAATTGATGACGGGGCAGTTTGACGAGCATTACTGGGCCAGCACCGGCATGAGTCCTGAGTGGTTGATAGACCAACCCGTCCTGACTCCTGTGCCCAGCGCCTCGCAGCAGTGGCGGGACTATGGCATCTGGTGGATGTTTGGACCTGCCGATGATGTGATGAAGGCCATGGTTTCAGAGTCCATGGGGGGCGGGGCTGCGCTGGAAAGGCAGTTCAGCAACTTTTCTGTGGAGGGCAACCGAGGCGAGGGAACGTATGGCTGCTACGAGGGGCGCTATGATAGGCTCCTAACGGCTGTAAAGACACTGGCCGGGGAAACATGGCAAACCGACTTTCGGGTGGTGCGCGTCAGTGATGGCTTTGAGTTCCGCACCTACTGTCCCTACTATGGCACCGACCGCAGGAAAGGATATGCCGCCAATCCCACCATCTTTAGCCTTGAATTTGAGAACGTGCTGGAACCATTCGTCGGGGTAAGTCGGACTCAGGAAGTGACCTATCTCTATGGCGGCTGGGAGGGAGGGGGAGGAGAGCAGGACATTGTCGAGGCCGAAAACAGTGATGCCATCGCAGAGAGTCCCTACCGTCGCCGTGAGGATTATGTGGATGTCTCAGACACAGCAAGCATCGACAGTGTTCCTGACATCCTGGAGCAGTACCTGGTGGACCTGGGGGCCATCACCACTGTCACATTCAAGCCGGTCCAGACAGAGTGGTGTTTGTATGGGAGAGATTGGGCCTTGGGGGATCTGGTGACCCTGGTGTTGTGGGGCAATGAATATGACATGAGGATCACCGAGGTCGCCGGGGCCATCGACGGGCAGAATGAGGAAGTCATCGAAGGCAAGGCAGAATTGTGGACCAGAAGTGAGACAGTATGACATTCTATCGCAAGGATACTAGGCCAAGGCATATTTCCTCCAATATGGACATCCTGAACAACTTTAAGGAGATCCTATTGGAACAGGCACGGCAGAGGGCCAGGGCCAGATATGATAACATGCACTACTGGTTTGCCGTGTATCCGAGCTGTCCACCATCCACGCTGGTCCATGCCCGTGGCGGCATTATGTATGAAAGCCCGGATGGTCCAGGCTTTGGACGTGCCAAGATTGTAGACCCTGGAGATGCAGAGTTTGGGCCAGGTGGCCTCGATGATGGGGCACCATCGTATACCAATGCCTATTACTATCGCGGAATCTGCCTGGTCATAGATGGGGTGGCCTGGGCATACAGCGATGTGGGGCTTGCATTCTATTACGATACCAACGAGTATGCGACGGCGGCAGAGGCTGAGGATGAGGTCTGGCCCGAGGTCATGGACACCTGGGGGCCTTATCTGTCCGAGTTGCCGCTGGTGCTCATCATCCTGCGCAACAATGGCACAACAGGCAGTCAGGGACAGATTCAGGAGATTGACGCTGTGAACCGGGGGCGTTCCTACATCTATCGGGACGTGCGCCCGAGGTACATGGTGAGCAGGACCATTCTCCCCTAAACGCAAAAAAGACCGGGGCTACCATGATGGTAGCCCCGGTCTCTCTTCACCACTTTGTTTGTTTGTCAGCTAGGCAATCAGTTTGATTAAAGGATTTGCAATCTCCTTTCTGGTCAGGCCCAGTGCCTGTCCACCACTGCTCACTACCATCCCCATGGCATAGAGATAAAGACCCGCTTGAGCAATGGGCGTCCCAGGAACCAAAACACCAGGATGGCACCGAAGATTGCCCATGCCCAGGCGAAGATTTGGGTCCAATTGCGATCCTCAGCAGTGTTTCCAGCCTCATAGGCGTTCATCATGTGCAGGAGTGCTTGGCGCTCCTCTGAGGTCATACCTCTGGTGATTTCAGCCAACATGACAAGCCGTTGTTCCCAGGATTGTTCTGCCCAGATCAGTAGAAATTTCTCATGGTTCAACTGGTTCAACTGGCGCTCAGTCTTGCCTTCCTCTTCGATGGCAGTGCGCTTAGTCTTGCCTTCCTCTTCGGTGGCGGTGCGTTCGGTTATCCCGTTCCAGGCAATCTCCGTCTGGGCTGTTTTCTCCCTGGCCTGAGTGTCGATGGCGGCACTCCGCTTCTCATGGGCATCTCCATAAACGATGATGCCCAGCCCGATGAGGACGACAAGGCCAACTACCAACACAATCAAGGCCACGACGCGCAACGCCTCCGCGCATCCTCCTAAACGCTCACTCATTCAGAGTCTCCTTTCTGGTCAGGCCCAGTGCCTGTCCTCACATCATGATCAAGTGAAAGATGCCATACAGCATTGCGCAAGTTGCTGCCAATATGGCACCGAAAAAGATGAGATAGAATATAGCCCTGAAAACCCTGTCGATGGTGAAATCATCTATTTGTTGGCGTTGGAAACTTCCTATTTGCGGCATACTTGCCAGATCGGCGCGTACCCTGGCAAATTCCTGATTCAGGAGTAATCGTGCCCGTGGCCTGATGCCTGGGGTACTATTGGTTGTCTCTACCAATCTTTCCAGTTTCCTATTGGCATCCCTAAGACCCATTCTAGTACCCTTGTTTCCACCATTGGTGAAGGCTCCCCACCATTTCCGTTGGGCCTTGTAGTAAGCATCAAGATCGAGTCTGCCAGGTCGTAGGTCTAGCACCAAGACTGGATCACTGTGGGGAATTTGTGCTCGTTGCCGGCGCAAGCGCGGAGCACGAACCCTATGTGCCCGTGGCATCTGCATGGGCATAAAATCAATCTGTCTTTGGCTGGCAGCAGCAATTGCAGCGGCGGCAGCCGCTTGGCGAGCAGTGGAAATGGACTGCGACACAGATGGCATTGAACCAGCGTTGATGCTTTGTTGCAAGGGTTCTGTGCGGCCTACCTGCCAGAGAAGTAGGGCGAAACTGTCCACGACATACAACAATGCCAGATCATCCAGCGTCAGCCCGCGAACCCCCAACTTTTCGGCAAGAACAAATCTTCCTTGCTGGAGGATGATGCTGATTTCCCCTGCTGTGAATGCTGATGCCAGCAGGGGCTTGCTTGGCGATTGTTCCAGTTTGTGCATCAAGGATGTTGCCTCGACTGGTGAGGCAATTGCAAACTCTTGTGCAGCATACATTCGCACCTTCGGTGGGGCAGCATAGGTTCTCGCTTTCTCAACGTCTGTTTCCATCCACAGTTCAGCCATTATGTCTCCTTTCAAGACAGAATTCTATCCAGTGTTTCCTTTGCGATATACAGAAAAGACAGGCCGACCGCCAAAGCAAAAAGTGCAGCACCGATGATATTGATGGTCTCCATATTCCCTTTGATAGAGGCTATCAATGCCGTGACATTCAGCATGATTGCCACACCGATTGCTATGGCACCTATGAAGGACATCACTTTTTCTATCATTGTTGCCATAGATCCTCGAACCTCTCAAGAATTCCAACCGCCCGGATGGTCAGCCGCCGAGCGTTGTTCTTCTGGGGGTCCTTCTCCAGCCATCCCGCCCGCTCATAGTCCTTGCACAGTTTCTTGCGGGAGGGTTCTCCTTCCCGCCGTTCTCCCAGGAAATTGTCCACAGCAGCAATGGACAGATAACCCTCGTTTTCATCTCGCGCCCAGCGCATCATCTCCAGGTGGCGCATCGGAATGGGCAGCGACCGCCCGGCCTGGACCTCCTCGGCCAGCGCCCAAAGGGCCTCGTTGTCCAGGCGATAGCCCTGGAGCACCTGGTAGGCATGGTCGATGGATAGGACGAATCGTCCCTTGTGATAGGGGATGCGCGGCACCCGCGCCCCCTGCGGTGGCTCCAGGGCAATGCGATAGTTGATAGGGGCCTGGAACCAAAAGCTGATGCGTACCGGCAGATTGGCCTTGAGCAGGCTGGAAATGCTTTGGGCATCCGGGCGCTGGGTCGAAACAATCACATGGATGCCAAAGGCCCCGCCCAGGCTGAGGATCTGGGACAGCATCTGGATGGCATCCTCCCCCACTTCCTGGAGGTATGCAGCCTCGTCGCAGACGATTAGGATGCGGGGCATGGGCTGCTCCGCAATCTTGTTGTAGTCGTCAATGTTTGCGCACTTGGCAGCGATGATGGCCGCCGAACGCATGTTCATCTCTTTGAACATCTGTTCCAATAACAAGGCCGCCTCATGGGCCTCTCTGGCAATCTCCCACAACAAGTGCGGAGCTGCGGCCCAGGCCCCAAAATCCACCCGCTTGGGGTCGATGATGGCCAGCTTTAGTTGCTCGGGGGTGTGGTGCTTGAGCAGCGCGGCGAGGACCGAGTTGACCCAGGTGGACTTGCCCATGCGGCGGGTGCCGGCCACCAGGATGGAGTCAAGTTCGGTCAGGCTCTTCCACACCGGCCCGGTAGGACCGACGCCCAGGGGAATCATGTAGTCTCCCTCGGGGCGGTCCTCCATGGTGAAGGGCACTGCGTCTGGGATGTTGGAATCGGGTGGCTCATCTAGGAACACGGCATAGGTAATACCTTTGGTGTTCTGGCACTTGATGGTGCATTCCAGAACCGTTTCCAGGTGGTGCAGGGTCTTGATACTGGTCAGGGTTCCCGCGTCTACCCCCAGCGGCAGGTTGGCAACATCAACCACGAGGCCCACCACGGGGCCTCGCCCATGGACATCCTCACAGTGCCAGATGTCCGTAAAGGACACCTGGCCCCGGACGACGCCACGTTCTCGATGGCACAGTTTCAGTTGTGTGAGGGCATCAGTCACCCGCTGTTCAACCTGCCGTGGATTCACCTATCCTCCATGCGCCATAATGCCCAGGACTGCATTCAGCGTTGTGCGTGTTACACGCCGATACTCGACGCTGCGCAGGCTTTCCCGATAACAACAGGCAAGCCATTCCCGCCACAATCTTAGCATGGCCTGAATGTGCCTGAATCGACCGAATTGCTGGTTGCATTCCTCACAATAGGGAAACGGTCCCGCATATCCTTTCAGTGGTTTGATGTGATGCGGCAGTTTCCAGAACCATGAATCGTCACAGATCAAGCACGTGGCAAGTCCTTTACGCTTCCCCTCGCCGTTCAGGTACTGCCACAAGTGCTCTGGCAACCTGTCTCGGCTGGGAATATTCTTAATGAATCGTTGTCCAAGTCCCCAGTCCTCAATGTGAGGTTCCTCTTCTCCTGAGAACAAAGGCCATACAAGATAACCCATCTTGCAATGATCTGCATCCATCATTCCATTCTCATCTGCAATGATAGAGTGATGACATTGGTTCCAGGTAGCAGGAGCATATTCCTGTTTCCAGGCATATCCTTTTCGTCCACAGAATGGGCAATCAATCTCCTCACGCTGGGCAGTGAACCAGTCAGGGATCTTGTCTGTGTTTTCACCTGACACAAAGTCAATGTATGGTCTCACTCTTCTCTCCCATCCACCAGCCATCCGACCTCCTCCGAGTCGGGTGACACTTCCCGAATCTGAGGGGGCGGTTTCGGCGCTCCAAGCGGGGGGATGGCCCGCGCAGCAGTAGCAAGACGGATCATCTTGTCCTGGTTGGCTGCCTGCTGTTCGGCTTCGGTTGCCGGCTCGGGCACCACAACCTTATCTGCCTTGTGAAGGCCGGTGACTGTGGCCCCTGGCAGTGCGTCTAGGTTTACGGCTCCGCGCTTATCCCCGGTGACAAACATCCCCTTGCTCCCGTTGGCATCTGCCGGCACCACGCGGGCTTGAATGTCCTGGGCGTTGACTTCCGCATAAAGACGCGCCAGGGACAGATACATCCTGGCCCCGAGATAGACAAGGACCATCAGCGCCAGGATGGCGAGGAGGATGCCCACGACAGGGAGCACATAGGCCCATCCCTCCCAGGGCTTGCTACTTCTGCTTGGGCTGCTTGTGGACGTGCCAGACAAGGCCCCGCAAGCAAAGATGGCAGCCAGGGCAAAGACAATGGCCAGGACAATTCCCACCGTCCTGTCGGTCTTGTCCCCCATCTCGAGATCCACCCCCCGGATCTTTGGTCCCTGGACATGCTCCACGATGAGCCGGTCTGTATCTTTCTGGCTTGTGGACTGGACCCTCTTGCTCATTCTGCCTTTCCTGAAATGACTACCGCCACGATGGTTCCTACCACCAAGAGCAGGAACCAAGGTGTATTGGTCCAGAGTAGATCCTGGACGGTCCATTTTAGCCGGCGCTTGCGATCAATCTCAAACTTCATGGCGCAACCCATGGAGTGACAGTTGGGCAGCCGGTTGCCCACTGGCATCCTGTGCCTCCCCCAGCCAGAAATGATGGAGCAGGATGTTGGGCGCTGTGGTGACCCGAATGGTTGTGCCCGACCCCCTCCCATCAACCGGGGTCAGCACCGGGTCTGTTTCTACCATGTTGGGATGGACGTAGCAGGTGTTGGGCCAGTGCCCATATTTCTCCCGATAGCGCCGGGCAGCCTGGCCCACCTTGTCCATGAATGGTTTCTTGGGATCTCCGTCATACCACATCAGGCCCCAGCTTAGTGTCATGCGTCGGTGTCCTCTCCCTCTTCGATAATCAGCCGGATAATCACGGTGGCCGACCGGCAGTCATAATACCAGCCGTCAACGCGTACACCCTCGGCATAGATCCGCGACCAATCGTCAATCATGTCCTGCATGTCAACCTCGTCAAACGTCAGTTCCCCGGTTCCATCTTCATCCATTGTCCTCGTCTCCCATCCCTGAATTCCGCAGTAGTGTCTCCTCTCAGCTGGTCTCCTTTTCATCGTTCCAATTCTTGGCCCATCCCTGCATGGCCCGCATGGAGGGCTGTGCATAACCGTTCTGGGCCAGAATCTCGGCAACCGTGGTGGCGTCCAGGCGGTCGCCGTTCATGTGATCGAGGGCTCCATCATTCACCAGCAGCCGCCAGTCAGAGACTTGCGCTACCTGTGTCGGTGGCAATGCCGCCTCAGCTTCCTCCCTCTCCTTTTCCCGCTTCCTGCGCTCCCTCCCGGCCTTGGCCTCAGCCTTGGCTTCATCCACCGAGGCGACACGGTGCTTGTGCTGAGATAGGACTGCCAGGTTGACCGCGCCGACGATGGCCAGGAACGGAAAGAGGCCAGGCGCGTATGTGGCCAGGAACGGAAACACTTCCAAGAACACCACCAACAACAGGGTGGCGATGATATAAACCCCTGCCAGGGCCAGGGCAATCCAGGTCGGTGCTTTCGGGTCGTTCTTGCGCTTTTGGACGTTCCAGTCGTAGAGAACCAAGGCGCTGTTGACGGTGGCGAGTCCAAGAGTTTCGATGATGGCAGCGACGACGATGGCCACTGGCAGGGGCAGGCTCAGGTGGGCCATTCCTGAGCGGGCGACAAAGTAGGCCGAGGGAATGGGCGACAGCCAGGGGATTGACTTGGCGATGGCGTCCACGGCATCGAATTTCCTGGCGGCGTTGATGAGCCTATCCATCATCCTTCTCCTCAGACATCGTGACCGTTGTCTCGATCTGGATGTCCCCCGCCACGTATCTGCGTAGGAGTGTTCGCACAACCCCTGACAGGCTAAAGCCATCCCTTATGGCCTTGGCTGATGCCTGTTTCCGCAACGGCAACCCGAGCCTGATTGTCAGCGTCACATCCTGTTTTCCTATTGTGTCTTGCTCTCCCATGTATTCCCTCCGCACAATGTCATTACACAGACAGTATATCACAGATTCCAGCGCCTGTCAAGACCCCAATTTGACATCTTTGGGAAAGTGGGGTATACTTCTTGCGGGTCGAGTACCCTAACCTGGTGGTGGCTTACACACTTTAGCGCAATTGGCAGCGCGAACGTATCAGGAACGTTTGGTTACAGGTTCAAGTCCTGTAAGTGATGAACACAGCCGCCCAAACTTGTACTTGACCTTTTTTCTTTCCTCAGAAGTGGCTGGTGGAGATAGTAGGCTGGGCAGTTTATTGCGCCTCCCCCTTGACTTTGCGCTGTGGTCGCCAGTTCAGCACTAGCGACCAGAGGAAGCCACCGCCGACCTTGGCGACAAACTGGCCCAGCATCACGCCAACCATCAGCGGGAATCCGAACGCCAGCGCGGGGAAGATCACGCTATCCACCGCCGCGCTTGCCACGTTGCTGCCATTGATCTTGAGCAGCTTTGCCCGGTCGCCCAGCAAGTGGTAGACAATGGCATCCACCAGGCCAGCCCCAGCGAACGCGACAAACGAGGCCAACGCAACCGGCCCGGCGTTGCGGTTCAGCGCCCAGGACAGCAGCGAGCCGGTGGCGATCAGTGCAGTCATCTTCCACACGAGGCCGCGCTTGTGCCAGGCATCATGCAGTTTGTCGCGGGCAGTCAGGTCCAGGCCGATGAATAGGAATGCATTGACCACCGACACGCCAGGCCCGAACCAAGCAACGGCCAGGTTGGCAAAGACGATGGCGACGAGGTACAAAATTATATAGATCACAATAACCTCCCTTGGCTTGCGTATGTCGCCCGCTGATTCAAATACCAGCGCAGCATCTTGTCTGGTTTCTGCGCGTATGCCGTCCCGTCGATTGAATCGACGGACAATTCTAGGCAGTAACGCAGACGGCGCGGGCTATCGTTTACCCGGCCAACATGCACCCACAGCCCCCGCCGCTTGGCCTCTCGGATAATGGGCATGGCATCACTGTCTTTGAATTGATCATGTCCTCCGATAAAAAGAGCATCTGCCTCGGACCAGGGAACGTCTTTGATTGTGCATCCATCCTGTGCCACGAAGGCGGCAGGGTATCCTGCGTAGCTTATTGTCCGCTTCCAATTGTGCCAGAATGCCAGCGTTGCCTCGTGATCCCCTACTGAATCTGGGGCAACTACAAAGAGGCATCGGGACAAATAGGGCCGGTGAACCTTCAACATAGTTTGGAATCTCTCGGCGTTGAATTTATTATATGCGTCATTGTCCGCTGCCCGCCAGCAGCCCTCGACAATCGCCGCTTTGTGAGTATACGATCTGGGCTGAATGAGGCTACCAAAATGATTTGGTAGCATGGTGGCTAGGATTCTATAAGTTGGCGACGATAGGTGGGTCAATAAAATCATAGTCTACTAGTTGCCTCCTTCCACTAGTAGATCCCCAGACAATGCAGGGGATCAATCTATCCCGTATTGTCAGTGACTCTATACTCTACGGAAATCCCTGCCCGTGTCAGGATATGATAAGCCCATTGTGCTTGCTGTTGTCGCACTGTGATCATAAACTGCTGATTGACAATCATGTGTCCCCAACTGCTAACACCCCGTCTCTTGAGTAATCGAACAATCTCTCTTCCGCTCCATCCACAATCATAGGGGATAATGAAGGTGTGAGACGGCCCGTCTACCACATCCCGAATCATTGCTATGAGCGGCGTGATCCAGTCGAATGTGCTGCCGATGTCGAGTAGTGTGGACATTTGATCATACCGCCACTTGGACAAAATAGGCAACCAGTGCCAAGATTGTAGATATAGATAGCAAGCCAACAGCCTGTTTATATCTTTCAGAATCGTTAGGAAAAAGTAATATTTTGACTGTATAGGCTAGGAAAAAGGAACATAAAATAATGAGTACCTTTGATACAGTCATTTGGTTGCCTCCTTCCACTGGTAGATCCCCAGGCAGTGCAGGAACGTAGTGAACAGTTGCATCATCGTCTGACCGCTGTCAGCCGACATGGCAACCTCTACCATCTCCCCATCCTTGGGGATGCGCACGATAGCCACGTCCCCGATGGTGATGCCGTCCTCCTCGCCTACCGCCTGGGCGTAGGCGACGACCTGCAAGTACATCTCTGGATAGATCCCAGACGATGTCTTGAAGTCAATTACGGTCAGGACCCCATTCAGCACGGCCAGGGCATCGAGGGTGCCGCAATAGTTGTGCAGCCTGGAATAGACCTTGCGCTCGGAGGCAACCCAGTGGACCTCGTGCTCCTGTTCCCATGCCAGAAAGGATTTGACGGCTGCCAGGGTAGGGGGATAGGTGGGCATCTCGGCCCCTGAGATGTTCAGGAGTTTGGCCTTGACGTAGCGTTCAATCCAATCGTGGGCATCCCCGCCGATGTTCAGCGCCTCCCTGGACTGCCGCCACCTGGCTCCCTTGGCATCATCGAGGATGCCCTGGATCTGTTCAGCCGTGTATGGGGTGTCTGCCTGGAGGGTGTCCCTGAGATGGTCCAGGGTCGTGTTCACCGCCCAATGTTGGAGGGCGGGCTTGTCAAGGACTCCTGTGATTTTTGTGACACTGGGCACCTTGATCCCGTTTAGGGTGTAGGTGTGTTTCCTCGCGTCAAAGTCCAGTTCGATGTCTCCATTGTAAAGCGTTGTCGGCATTATGTGTCTCCTTTCTGGTTGTCCATGGATGTATAAATCATCCTCTGAATTGCGGCTGTCTCGCCAGAATAATCCCACTGCCACAGACCTTGGTATCCCCGCGCTGGCATTTCAATCGGCAACCTATGGATATTTTCTAATCTCCAGGCATAACGTCCGTCCCCATAGTCACCGAATGCCAATTCTCGGTTCTCAATGATTCCTCGGACATCCTCAGTCGGAAGGATGTCGGTCAGTTCGCAAACTGCTATGATCCTACCGTGGGGTAATTCGTGTGGCCTATTGTAATGGTAAACCCTTAGTTCAGCAAAGAAAGGTTCGCGCCAATATGCCTCATGCCCCCTCGTGCTCATGGCGGCATGGATCGCCAACGGCCCTCGGTAGCTTGTAGTCCATGATCGTGTTTCAATTCTCTTTGCACCAATGGCGACTAGTGTCGCCCACGGTTGCCATAGTGTCAGTGCCCTCACGTCACCTTAACCTCCTGCGTTGTTCCCGAATATCACCATTATCAGAACCATTCCTGCCGCAGCATCGACCACGCCGCATGGGCCACGGCAACCGCGTCTGCGATGTCGTGCTCTCTTTTCGGGTCAAGGTCCAGGCCATAGATGCTGTTGACATGACCTGTGACCAGGCGCTTGGCATCGTCCCTTTTTGTCTTGATAGGCAACCCCAGCCCTGCCAGCCGGCCACCGGGGTAGACCTCAATGGTCCTCTCTGTCCACTGAAACGCCGTCAAGCGTAGGGCTCCAGACAATTGAGCCAGCTTGATGGTGGTTCGGATATTCTTGGCCACCACGGGGACCTCCAGGGCTATCGTTTCTGGGCGATACTGCTCTGCAAGACTGTCCAACCACTTGGATGCCGAGGTCAGTTTCAGGTCTAGGGAGTCTCCGCTGGGCTTGAATACCCCTGCGGCGGTGATGCACTCGTGGTCCCGCAAGTCAGTGTCCATCACGCACCAGCCGATGGCCGAGAGGCTGGGGTCCAGGGCAAGGAGGATCATTGGCGAATCGCCTCCCTGACCCACTGGCTAGTTCGCATGATGGCCCCGGTGGGCACCAGGCAATGGGCCTGGTAGATAGCATCCATCTCTACCTGGCTTGTCCCGTTGACTCCCTTGACGGTCAGGTTGCGCCCGAGGAGGGCACTCACCTGGGTTGCCATTCTCGACATCTCTGCCAGCAATTCCTGCGCTTGCAAGAGGTCTCCTTTCTGGCCAGCGTCATAACTGGGCAAGACCTCCATTGGTCGTCACCTTCATCCTTTTCATCAATTCATGCAAAACAGCGACACCCTATCCGCGCTGTAGTGCTGCTCATTGGTCTCAAACGTGCAGACCAGGATATAGTTTCCAGTGCCGGGAATCTTGACCCTATAGGCTTTGCCCATCAAAGTGCCAGGATGGTGATGGGCTCTCACCTTGAGGGTAAGCATGACCTGCTGGACAAACTCAGCAAAGGCTTGCTCGGTGGTGCAGAGAACGCCCTGGCCTCCGAGTTCATGGCGATAGGGAAAGACACGGTGGACGTGGTTCATCAGATGCCCCTCAAATCAACGCCGCCCACGGGCACCACCCAGCAGAGTTCCCACAGGCGGGCAGCCAGACGGGTGCCCCATTGTGTTTCCAGCCCTGAGCGGTCCAGGTTGCTGGTGATGAGGGTTGGCAGATGTTTGCCATGCCGATGGTCCAGCACCTGCCATAGAATTCGGCGCTTGTCATCTGTCTCTGGCAGCAAATCCCGGTTGGTATCCCTCCGGTCAGGGTCTCCGCAATCATCCAGGAACAGGAGTTCTACCTTTTGGGCTGCCTCCATGCGTTCGTGGGCCAGGCCGCCATCTTTTCCATATTGCCCCTGGATGGAGGCAAAAAAGTCATAGAGTTCTACCCACAGGCCCTGGGTCCCTTGCTGTACCATCTCCTGGAAAACTACCGAGAGGATGCCCGTCTTGCCCACGCCTGGCTTGCCGATGAAGGCAAGGCCATCCCTGCGGTTTTTACCATGTGCCTGTATGGATTTGTCGTACTCACACACCATCTCTGGTATGGCATAACCGAGATCCAGGAACATGGCGGCAGCGGCCAGGGCCATCTCTTTGCCCTTTCGGTGCATCATCTGGATGGTGTCCAGGCCGAGGCCATGAAACCGCTCTGGCACCTGGGCCTGCTCAAAGTTGCGCAGGAGATCGGATTGCCTATAGCCTCCAACCGCATCCTCATATTTGGCCCGTTCTCGGGGTCCCGCCTCACAGTGGTTGCACCAGGGAATCTTGTCGGAAGGGATGCGGGCGAGGGACCAGGCCAGGAGGCCCATTTTGTCCTGGATTGGGTACAGGGCAACGTGCCCTGTATCCCGACAGGCTGGGCACCGGACATCCATCCAGGCGCGTTGGAGCGTTACAAAACTCCTCTCATTCAATACGCGGCGTTTTGTTGTTGTGCTATGACTGTCACCACTGCTGGCTGTTTGCGTAGTCAAATTCTTCCTCCTCTCGTTTGCGGTCTACTGGGACGGTGTGTCGTCTGTTTCCGTTTTTGGCATTCATAATTCCTATGACATACTTGAATGGGTCCCCATTGGGAGGCCGAGCACTCCACTGCCATAACAGGCCGGCCATGTAGTGCAGATCATGTTTTTTCAAGGCCCGTCCAATCATGCCATAGTTATCTTCTGGCACCTTGCCGGCACCATAAAGGGACACGGCCATGATGCGGAGTGCAGCCGGTTTGTTGGGAGCCTCCAGCAAAAACTGTTCCCAGTCCTGAAAAGTTCTAGGGGATTCAATAGCAGGAGATGGAGAATCCGGTGCCGTAGGCACCATAGTATATTCTTCCCCTTGTTCTCCTTCCCCTTGTTCTTCTTCTACATCGCATTTTTGCAACGTTACAGATTGCGTTATTGCAACTTTACACCTATCATTATTGCGATGTGACAATTCATCGGTGGCAACAGCCTTGAGGCGGGGGATCTCATATACGTCCTCGATGTAGGTCAATGTGGTTGTGCCTGTCCTGCGCTGGCGGGTGATGTAACCCAGGGCTTCAAGTTCTGCATTGTGTCGGGAGATGGTGCTTACGTTCTTCCCCCTGTCCTTTGCTATGCGCTCGATACCCGGAAAGCATGTGTCCTTTTGCTGGGCATACTTCATGTAGAGGGCCAGGGTGCGATAGGCCCCATCACTCAGTTCGTGATCTAAAGCGATGACGTGTTCAAGCTGGGCAAAGCCGACTTGCTTGACCGGGTTGCGGAAAGCGAATTCCTCAGATTGTGTACTCACAGAAAGCCTCCCTGTTTCATAGTTGGTCTCCTTTCTGTGTCAGTTCCATATCATCCAAAAGTAATCTCAGATCCTCAGCCAGTCGCACCCACCAAGTATCCTCATAGATCAGGGCATCATCTTCAAGCCTGAATCCAGACAGCCCAGTATCTTCCCACCGTTTCCAGTGTTCCTCGATAGCCTTTTGTTTGCGCTCAAAGGTGCCTATCAGTAGGTGTTGTAGCTTGGTATGGTGCCGCTCATATTCCTCAGAGGAAGCATGAAAGTGTTCTGTATCTATTACCAGCATTGTACCCTGGCGATACATTTCCAACAGAATAGCCTTTCGCGTCATCTCCTCCATCGGCAGGAAGATCATGCTTCCTCCCCAGGCCGCATCAGCACAATCCCCAAAACCATGATATGCTCCACAGGGCACGTGTCCCTCGGGTCCTCAGAGGCACGGCGGAAAGACACGGTGCTGTTGGGGGGAGCGATGCAGATGGGGTCATAGTTGACTGCGGCTGGCTGCCGGCCCTCCTGGTCGATGAGGGTGTATTGGGGCTCGGGGGCGGTGTCATTCTGGGGGATGTAGTATTCCCAGACAACAATGCCATGGCCCTCCTGGTCCAGGTAGTTGAGGACGGTGACCTGGCATTCCATGAGGCCAATGTTGATTGTGTAGGGTCCCTCCTCAGCATGGAAGTAGGCCAGTTCCCTTGCAATCTCAGTATAGACGCTGTGCTGTTCCCATGGGCTTCTGAACCTGCTGGCAGGGATGATGACAAAACCTGTATCCAAGACCTCTACTTCGACATCAGGAAGTTCGACACGGTAGAGTAGGGGTTTATTAGCCATCTCTTCCCTCACGGAACCCCCATCGGATCTCGACCACCTGCGGGATCTCGGGCAGGTCGTCCAGTTGTGGAGCCTGCCGGCGCTCCAGCTCTCGGCGGATGGCCCGCAGGATTTGTTCGTTGCCAGACAGCCTTTCTTGCAGGTGGCGGATGTGTCTGCGAGTCTTGGCCATCTCCTGTCGGGCCATGCTCCCCCTGACCGGGTTGCGTCCCTGTTCGGAGCGCACGTCGGCCTCTAGGAGGGTGAGCAGCCGCTGGCAGGTTTTGAACTCGGCCAGCGAGGCGTGGTAGTCGTTTATCATGTCCTGTGTTTGGTAGAGCGCGATGTTAGGCATCTGTTTCTCCTCTCAGGTCAATAAAAAAGCCCTTGGTGCTTCTCACCTGGACGGTACGGCGGCGACTGGACAATTCTACGTTGACGCTGCCACCTACGGCACGTAGATTCCGTAACCGCCCATGTGAGAAACCACAAGGGCCTTCTATGCCAGTCGCCTTATGTTAAAAGTTGGGGCGTCACTCCCAACGAATCCAATATCAAGTATATCACAGTTTCCAGCACCTGTCAAGACCCAATTTTATTTGTTGACCTATTGCCAGGGCTGGTTTAGGCATTCGGTCGGGCGTCATCTGGAAAGCGAGTAATCCGCCAGCAGTTGTCGCTGGGGTGGCTGGCTCAAATCCTGCCTTGAGGTAAGTATAGCCCCACGTGTCGTGGCCTCGCCTTTTGATTGGCTTGACGTGTCGGGGATCAATGAAGGTGATCATTCCCAACTCTGGCACATTGGGCCAAAAACTTATAGTAACAGCGACGGCGCTGCGGATTAGTTCGCTGGCTTTATATTGTCCCTCATTGCGAAAAAGCGAATTGATCCAAGCGCCTGGCCATGCGTGTTTAACATATTTTGCAAAAGGCCAGGATGTGACCCAAAGCGCCGTTCTGTCGTCTGTCAGCAAGACCAGGCAGCGCCCAGGCGGGACAAATTGCGGCGTTCCCGGCTTTTGGCGATTGTAATGCCTGTCCGCGATTGGCAATGCTGCGGAGTCGGCTCTGTGCGAGATAGTCCAGATCATTTTGTCAAGCCAATTTCAGCAACAGCACAGTGCCCGTGGTTGTCGGCACATCCCACAGATGTTCCCCGAACGCCGCTGCTCATCCAGCAAGTTCTGCTGGCACTCCTTGCAGTTGTGGGGGACGAATAGGCCAAACAGTTCATCAACCTCCTTGTTGCAGGTCACACAGATGTAGACCCACTTGCCATCATGGGTCAGTCTCCCCCCGCATTGTTCACACCGAGCCACATAATCCTTATCATGCGAGGGATAAACTCGGTGATACGGTTCCCCATGGCTGGCTACGATGTCTGCGCATTGCGGATTTGGGCAATGGGTTTCGTGCTTCTCTGGTGATGCCATCACTCCTCCTTTCCTACCAATCGAATCGTCCTCGCCTTCCCCTGCTCCCTGGTGATCAACCCCCTCCGCTCCAGGGAATCCAGGTTGTAGGCCACCGTGCTGGTAGAGCGGCAGCATGTGGCATCACAGATTTCCCGGATGGTGGGGGCAAAGCCGTGCTCCTCGATGTACCCCTTGATGAAGGTCAGGATTTCGGACTCTCTTGCGCCCATCATTCACCCCCTCCAGCCAGGAACTCATCGACCGTCCACAACTCCCCATGCTTGAACTCAAAGCCGTCTGGGCAGTCGGGGAAGCCATAGCCGTAGATGCCTGTTTCGTGGTAGCAGGTATCTGTTTCTACCTGGCAGCACTCGATGTCGAAGGCGTATTGTGTGTCATCAATCACAATGAGGCCGACGACAACCCCAGTCCCTATGACGACGAGGAAGATGAGGAGAACTTCCCAAAAGAAATCTCTCATTCCCCATCCTCCTCTACCGGCTCGGCCACATGGTCCAGGTTCAGGCTGGCATCCTTGTGCGCCCACAGGTTTGCCATGATCGTCTGGTAGATGGGTTGGTGGCAGATGGTGCAGGTGCCCAGTTTCTGCTCGGGTGCTGGTTCGATCAGCCGGCAGTCCACACACAGGTCGTCGCTGCGGTTCTTCCTACGCCCACATTTGCAGACCTCTTCGGGGCGCATGGAGCAGAATAGCTTTTCTTGCCATCCCCCCCCATCGCGGGGGCACGTGAGATGGGCGACCTCGCCCAGCATCTCGTCCCAGGTGAACCCTGTTCGCACCTTGGTTCCCCACTGGATGTGATAATGCTCAGGGGCGACGAGGGTTATGATCAGTTGGCGGTCTGTGTTCATGCGGCTTCCTCCCCCAGCGGCTTCCTCCCATAGGACAGTTCCATGCTTGCGATTTCATTTTGGGATGCCAAACGCACCTGCATCCTGTTGCCTTTAGTGATCTTTCCCTCTGCGATGGCGCTCATAGAATGCACATTGTTTATGATTTCCCTCACGATGGGATACCCCATCCCGAGCCCACGATATGGTTGTTTTACGCGCTCTAGGTAGCCACGGTATGTATTCCAATGGGTTGGTTCCCAAAGAGAATCGTGTTGACGCCAGACAATGTAGTGTCCCAGGAATGGGACTGCATCATCTAGTGACTGTAACTCCGTCATTTCTTCTGCCTCTGTCATGCGTTCTCCTCTCTGCTCCTACATGAATAGCCGCAATTCGTGCGGAAATGATTCGGCAAACAACTTGTCCACCCACTGGCCATCCTGTTCCTCGAAAGGTTTCTTTAGTTCCTTATCAATCCATCGCCCATTGCGGCCTACGATGGCAAGTGATTGCTGAAATTGCCTCCTTGACAGCCTGTGGACGATGTTTTGTCTTGAAACTCCACTGTGCCAAGAGGTTATTTCTCCCGTGGTTTCATCCCCAAAGTGCTCCTCCCAAACGTCAAGATACTCCTGGTAGGTATAGTTGTCCTTGCACTCTGGGCAAAGCCAGGTCAGTACATCCCCGCAGGTCGGGCAGCTCTGGTAGGAGGTTGTTGGCATCCAGTAGTCCAGATGGGGCGGGCGTTGTTCGTGCTTGCCGTATCTGCGCCTGGTCCTGATATTTGGCATGTTTGTCTCCTTTCAGTAGGTGCTGTCCTCATTGTCCTGGATGAATGCGGACAGCTTTTCTTTCTCTTCTTCTTCAAAGTCCATCGCTTCGGCATGAATGCTTTCGTCCCGAAAACTCAAGATGGCACCCTCCACGAGGTCTGCCATAGTCTGCGGCTCCATGGCGTCCAGCTCCCAAGAGGACATGCCATATTGGGCGATGTATCCATCGGCACGGCTATCTGTCAGCTTGGCAGGGTTCTCTGGAATGTCCATCTCCTCGATTTGGTCCATGAGGAGGGCAAGCCGCTCGACCTCAACACGGCACCGGGAAAACATCGACAGCCTCTCTGCGATGTCACGGTCCATATCCATGCCGCTTGGATCATGATCGCCAAAGTATAGGATGGCAACATCTTTTCCACCAGCAACCATTCTCTCCAGGCGCTTCCCAGTCTCGTACATTGCCGTGAGGCTGCTGTAGCCCCGGTTAGCCTGAAATCTGACATCCAGCCTTGCGCAGACGGGGCGCAGGACGCCTTCAAGGGCCTTTTTCTCGCACATCACTTCCACATGCCAGGGTTGGTATTTCCAACGATTCACCCGGAAGCTGTGATAGGCGGATTGTGCAATGTCGCTGGCACCATCCCAATGACCTGGATAGTGTACCGGGCGTTCTCTATCCTCGATGAGGCCCCAATCCAACATGCCGGCCAGTCGGGCATTGCCCACAATGTTGACGATGCGCTTGTAGGAGGAAAGCGAGTTCTCAATGAGGCCCCTCGCAACAAGTTGATAGTATACCTGTCGCACGGTTAGCACAAACCCCATGCGGCGGTATTGTCCCATGATGCCGGCCACTTGCTCAATCACTTCCAGGGTGGCGCTCTGGAAATTGAAATCCTGAAAATGTTCTCTCACTGTTTGTCTCCTTTCTATTGCCCCGCTGGCGTAGAGGAACCAGCGGGGCAACCTGGTTCACTTGTCCTTCTTGGCGTCCTCGCTGGCCTGGTGGTCCTGGACCAACAAGGTCAGAAGTTCAGGGTATGCTTCTGGTTCGTTGACCGGCCAGGTGTACTTGTTGTTCGAGAAGATGCGCCTCAGCGCCTTCAAGACATCCCCCACCGTGTCGTACTTTCCGCTGGTCACCCAGTTGATGGAGGTTTTCAGCGTTTCCGGGTTCGTCGGCGGCGGGGGAGCCTTCTCATCCACCGGCTGGTCCTGTTTCTCCTTGGCTTGCGCACCACGCCTGGGCGCTGCCTCTCGCGGGGATGGGGCCAGCTTACTTGCACGGGGCGCAGGCTTTTTGGGTTCTGGTTTGGGCTGGGGCGGGGCGGGTTCGTCGGCTGGTTTATTTGCCTCCTCCATTGTCTCGGGCAGCACGTCCACTTCCCCGTCGATATATCCGTCCTCCTCATCCTCTGGCCATCCCTCTTCCCCTGACGAGAGGGCCAGCACTTCCCCGGCCTGCAACGCCTGAACCATCCGTTGCTGCCGTCCCCTGGCCCACTTGAGGAATCCGGGTTCGATTTCGATGGACGTGATGGGCATCTCGACAGTGGACAAACCTTTGTTCGCCCCTACTGGAGCCGTAATAGATTCTTTCTGCCGGCGCAGCAAGAACGGCACATCGGCCAGAGTGGGCACCACGCCTCGCTGGACAAACCCTCGGGCGATGGCCAGTTGAGGCCAAAACTGGTCCCGGAAGTTCATGCTCTTGGTGCGCAGCAGCCACACGCCGCTGCGGTCATAGCCCTGGATGGCAAAGTTCAGTTCAAACTCGCCGTTGCACTCCTCACACCAGGGGTGGCGCTCATGGTCCCTGTCCCCTCCTGGGCAACGCAGGATCTCGCCCGTTTTGACGTGGACCCCCTGGCTGACCTCAACTCGGAATTGGTCATCCAGCTTCCACAGGATGGTCTCGCCGTTGCCGGCACACCAGACAGTCCCCTTTTTGCCGCGCCTGAGTTTGTAGGACTCGGGGGCAATCATCGCATCATCGTTGATGAGGAAGATGATGGGCAACACAGTGGGCTTTTCCAGATCCTGCCCAGGGACAAGGGCATCAATCGCAGCCCTGACCTCCGACAGGATTCGATATTTGTCCTCTTTGATAGTAGTTGCCGGTTCGATGATGAAATAGGGTGTGGCCAGCGGGTAGTCTCTTCCATCCTTGTTCTTGGCCATGACGCCCTGCCTGATCTTTCCAACGCGCCCCAGCCTCAGCCGCAGGGGCACTCCTGGTGCATCCTCCCTGTCACGGTCTTTCAGTCTACTCATAGTTCTCCTTTCCTTTTCGGCCAGTGCATGACCGAACATAAGTTCTCGATGGACCCTGCGCTCTAGGGCCGATTGGTGGATGAATCCATCCACTGGATGACTGGCATCCCTGGCACAAACGGTGATCATAAGACTGTCTTGCCAGATCCCCTTGAGGGGGCTTTCACAGGTGCCGCACACCCAATCCCGTCTGGCAGTGGTGTGCAGGATGGGCCTATCCCGGATGTAGATATAGTCCCGGTCATAGGTCGGCGTCATGGTCTCCCCTTACCAGATGGGCATCATCCCGGTCAGGTTCAGTGGGATTGTAGGGAACGATGTCCAGCAGGCCGTGCCCCCCATACCATTCCCACAACTCATCGAGGGACATGAGGCTGGTGAGGACGACGGTCTTGTCCTCATAGTGTAGCGCCCAGGTGTTCCAGTCATTGTCCACGCGCATCCCTTGCCATCTGCCAGGACATCCATACTGTGCTGAGGCCCATGGCCAGGGTGATGGCAAACCAGAACCATTGGCTGAACACGGCGCAGATGACAGCCAGGGCAAAAAGGCAGCAGGCGAGGCCCAGGGGGAAGGGCTCGAAGTACCGTTCGATCTTCCTCTGGATGCGATAGACGAAAGGTGGGAAAAGGATCTTGTGACTGTTCATACTGCCTCCTTTTCTTGAATCTGTGCCAGCATCCCCTCGATTGCTTTCCAGGAAACCCTGGTGGGTTCGCCGGTCCAGTGGGGTCCCTGGTCTGTGGACAGGAACCGGCTGAGGGCCGCCATTGCCTCGTTGATGTCTTGCACGGGCACAAGGTCGTGATAAAAGTGGACGTACTGGTCGCCCCCGCGCAGCTCCAGGTCTTTGTATGTTTGGAGGCGTACCTGATAATCTGCCTCGTTGTGCAACAGAATCTGGTCCGTGCAGACCCTTGGACTGTTCAGCGAGGGCTCAAACCGGAACAGGACCATCTTTGCCGGGAAGTCGATGCCGTCGAGCCAGTTACTGGTCATAGTCATACTCCGGTTGGTAGCCGCCAGGGAGTTCTTCTACAAGGGCATCGCTTACACCATGGGTATGGCGTTCAGCACCCCCATTGGGCACAAGTCCCTGATGGAGCCAGTTCACAAACAGGGGCATCCCCATTACTACGAGGCGGCGGATGACATCACTGCGGTTCAGATCCAGTTGTGCAGCCATATCATCCAGGTCTCTGACCTGCTCCTCCGTGAAGTTCACTGACACCTTCACGTCAAACCGTTTTAGCTGTGGCATGTAACCTCCTTTCTGAATATTGATGTCTGGTAGCTAATATATACTAGTGGAATCCATTATAGCATAGAACCACCCCCTTGTCAAGACCCAATTTTGACCTTGGATTAAGTCTCCAGGTTAAACTTTCCTAACCCTTGGTATAATCTGTTGACAGGGGTCATTATTTGGGGTATAATGAATGAGGCGCACAGCCGGTTGCGCCATTGGTGTGTTGTACCTTGAGAAAGGAGTGTCCCATGGATTTTGAATCTCTGTTGACTCAGGCACAAGTATTCATCCTGTGGCTGTGGGGCTTTTGGGAGGTCAAGGTCCTCCTGCTCCACATCCTCCTCAACGTTGCGGTAGCCATCGCTGCCAGCGTCCGCACCAGCGAATTCCTGCTGGGCAAGGTGGCGGAATTCCTGTGGAAAAAGGTGCTCCCCCTGACAGCCGTGTTCGGTGTTCTGGCTTTCGTCGGAGATACCCTGGAGGTTGGTGGCCTTTCGACGGCGACCTGGGTGGCACTCGAAACCATGTTGTTGGCCGATCTGGCTGACAACCTCAAGAGGCTGGGGCTGCCTATCCCAGATTCGTTGACCAAGGGACCCGCCTTCAAATAGGTTCTCATGGAATACCTACGCCTGGTTTTGTATTCGTCAGGGCTTGTCTTTTCCCTGGCCCTGGCCGGCAGGTTGTTTGCCATTGAAGCCTGGGTGGCCAGGTTGTTTGGGACCATCATGCTCGGCTGGGCTACGGGCAGTGCCATCTTCCTGGCATTGCTGGCCTGGACGATGGTCACCGGAAACCCTGACCCGTCTTGGCGCGGGGCGGTGATGACCCTAGAGGCGTTCATCCTTGGGGCGCTACCCCCTTTTGCCTACTTTCTGTTCATCAGGCCCCCAAAGGACATAGATAGCCGATGAGTGAACTCCTGGAGTTCCTGTCGGTTCCCCAGTTTTGGGAACAACCCCTAATTGCGGTTGTTCTCATCAGCGTTCTTGTCATCCTCCTGTTCAGTTTGCGGGGAGAGCGCAACGCAAACCAAAAGGAACGGGAGGCCACTGCTGCCGAGCGGCAGCGGCACGAGCAATACATGACCGACATGGTTCTCCGGGGGGATGAGGAAAGGCGTTTTTTGATTGCCCGCTTTGATGAGCTGGTCGTCCAGGGGAACGAAGCCCAGGAACAGGTAGGGCAGGCCCTCCGCGACGTTGCGGCAGGGGTCGCAACCGTGGCAGAGGCCACGGCCACCCAGATGGCCAAGCACGATGATGCAGTTTCGGCCCGAGATGCGGCCCTGTTGCAGGCGGTACAGGCTGTGCTGGAGGCGGTACAGGCTGCGCTGCAATCAAGGGACAAGTCTGGGCTTGCAGGGGGAGGGGAATGATGATCTACTATGACCGGAATGGAAACACAATCAGCCAAGAGGCATTCGTTGCCATCTTTGGCGACCTGCCCATCCTGGAAAACACTACGGATGCCTGGGCGGTTGCCTACCTCCAGGAGATGCTGCCCAGTTCTACCTTGCTCGTCAAGGTGAAGGATCTGAACGGCAAGCCCATGGAGGACATCCCGGTGGCCTGGTGGTGGCCCGATGTGAAACAGGCGCATGATGCGGTTTTTGATGTTGTGATGGGCAAGTGGTGCATCCGGGGAGTCACCAACGCCATGGGGGAGGTCGGCTTTGGGATGGGGGATGGGGCCTACTACTGGCCCGACAAGGGGCAACTGGGTCCCCACCAGGTCTGGATATTCGGACACAAGACCCCCCTGATTCAGGGACTGGGTATGGTGGCCGCCACCAATCACCAGCATCCAGACATAGGCATTGTGGTCAGGTCTGAGGAACCGCCCGAGCCGCCGCCCGATGAGTGCCCTGTGAAAGAGGTCCTGGATCTCTGCGGGGATGCGTTGCTCTCCCTGGAGGAGGCGCGGCAAAAGGTTTTGGACATCCAGACACTGATGGGGGGATTGGTTGCTTGATACCTATCGGTGCGTGTGGTGTGGGCGGGCGGGTGATGCCATTCACCAGCAGGTGGTCAAGGTAGGGCCTTTTCCCACGGGATGGGTGCCCAGCGGGGGGATTCCCAAGACGCTCTGGCAGACGATGGTGCGCCTCAAGGCCAATATGCTGTACTTGTGCTATGGGTGCGGCCAGCCGGTCAAGCCTGGGTCGCACGAGGATACCTTGGTGCCGGCGTGGATGTGGCCCGATGGGGTTGTGATGCGTGAGTCTCTTTGAGTTTTCATCTTGCCCGTTTCCCTGCGAGAGCCTGTGTCCCTGGCCAGGGGGGCACAGGCTGACATAATCGTTCTCACCTTACCTCCTCTTTGCCAGAGGCCCGCTGGTTTGCCCGCCAGCGGGCCTTGTTTTCCTTGAACGCACAAAGGTCTCGGCTGGTGTGCCGAGACCTTTTCAGGGGGCAATCCCTTTCCGCTTCCTGTTTCGCTTCGTATCAGCTATTATGTAGTGGCAACCAAAAAACCATCTCGGTCGACCGTCGACTTCGCGTTCTAACTCGACTTCATAAGGCCGAACGACGGCGGCTGAATTTCTGTCAAAAACATTCACCACCTTGCCTGGTATCCATTGTGGTTTTTTAAGCGTCCCGCAATTCGCAAGTACATCCTGTCCCTCATGATAGTATCTCACGACTATTGTTATTCCTTTCTCGCGCGTAGGTGCGCGACCCCTTGACTTTTGAACTTAATCCGCATTAAGTTCAAAACGAATGTTTGTCATTACAAACGCCCCGCTGGGCGCGGGTGATGGCACTGACACCCCGCAACCACGACCTGGTTTGATACTACGGGGCCGACCTCTATGCCCGCACCCAGCGGTTTGTGACCTGCTGGGAATCACATCCAGCCTTGGGGTATTCCAAACTCGCACCGCAGTACACTGTCTCCAGTTGGGTTCCCCCCTTTGGTTTTGATTGGCCGCCTGCCGCAGGTCAGAGCAGGTAGCCTTTTAGGTGGGGTGGGCCAGTCCCCTTTGTCGCCCGGCTCCTCCTTGGTGGAGATGTATTCCAACCCGCGCCAGCGTGTGCTATTCGCCAGATTGGCGTGAGCAATTGGCGGACGCGGAATTGGTCACAAGAACGGTGGGCCATCCCCAAAGTTCCTAGGTTCCTTGCAGATGTCATTATGCACCCATTCCAGATAGGCGTAGAGCATGTGGGCTATGGCCACCAGTGCTGCCGCCGATGCGGCCTCTCCCTTTTCCAGGGCCTGCACGGTGAACAGGGTGTCATGGGCCACCTTCATCCTATGCCAGGGAAGGACAGGAGAAGGGCCGCCAGGATCTGCCTTTGCGGCAGCCGTTTCGGCCTGGATGCGTTCTTTCTCTGCCTGTCGTTCCCGATAGGCTGCCCAGGCCGCCGTGTTTTTCTCCTTTATCTCCTCTTCTCGCTTGGCCTGGAGTGTTCCATGATGTTGTGCCCACGCGCAGACTTTATGCCATTCATCTTGTGAGAAGGTCTGTTTGTTGCGAGTGTCCAGATAGAAAGGCCCATCCCCTTCCGCAAAGCCAAAGTCGTCTGGGCCATGGAAAAAGTATTCTCGGTCATACTCTGGGATGCAGCATTCTTCACCCGCCCATGGGACGCAGATGGTCATGAGATGCCAAGGTCCTCCCTCGGCGTACTCACGCGCTGTTTGTCCGACATTCACCCAGATAGGACGCCAGCTTGGCACCACGATTTCAGCCCTCATGTCTCTTGTTGGTCTGGCTTCTGGACTATGGACATCCCATTTGTTGATGTAAGGATGTAGAACCTCGGGCACGATGCTGCGTACATAGCCTGTCAGGTTGTCCCATGCCTCCTTTGCGTCCTTGATACTCTGTTCATGCTTTTCCTGCGCTTCCTGGTCTCGCTGTTGCGAGAGCTGCACATAGTATGCTTTTCCCTCCTCGACCAATGCTTTCAATTCGTCCATTTCCTCAGTCTCCTTTCTGAGATGTGTTTTGGGGAAAGAGGCATCCCCCCTTTCCCCCTTTGGAATGTTACAGGTCCAACTCCTCAAACGCCTCGGCCAGCGCGTCCGGTTCCACATGCGTATACAGCGCCGTGGTCGTCGGGCTTTCATGCCCCAGCAGTTCTTGCACTCCCCGGATTCCTAGAGGGCCTATGGCCCTGGCCCCTACACGGTGCCGCAACTGGTGCGGCGTGAACCCTTCCACGCCAGCCTCCTGGCACAGACTGTGCAGCGCGTTGCGGATGCTATTGGGGCTCATGCCCCGCACCGCCCAGCCCGACCTTTTGTCGTGTCGGGAGAACAGTGCCTCCTCCCCCTTGGTGGGCCGGCGCAGGTTCGCCGCGTCCCGCGCTTCGAGGTACGCCCGGATGGCGCAGGTTGCGGCATCATCCAAAAACACAACGCGCTCTTTGCGGCCCTTGCCGTAGACCTGCGCCCGTTTGCGCTCCAGGTCCAGGTCGTCGCGCAAGGCATTCGCAACCTCGGAAACCCTTGCGCCCGTGCTGCGCAGGAATGCGAACAGTGCTGCGTCCCTCATGCGCGAGATTCGCGCACGTTGCGCAGCCCGTGCGGTCGTGTGTGTCCCCTTTGCGGGGGTCTGCGCCACGTCCTGCACGGCTTGCACGGCATCTTCGTTGGGTGTGCGCGGCAGGCGCTTTTCTTTGCGCCCCTTTCTCCACTTGCGCATTTTTGCCCCCACCCGTTCCTGCTGGTTTGCGGGGAGGATGATGACCTCCTCCAGCGCCATCCACTGATAGAACTGAGAAACTGCCGTGAGGTATAGTTCGATGGTGCGCGGCTTTAGATCCTCTTGCGCCAGCCCGCGCATGTACTCGATGACCTCATTGCCGTCGAGGTCATCCAGGTCTGGGTCCCCCAGCGCCTGCACGTACCGGCGCAGGCCAGTGCGGTAGGTGCGCACGGTTGCGGGGGACTTGTTGCCGGCCTTGACCTCCAGGCCGAGGTCATCGAGGTATTTGTCTACCGCCTCTTGCAGGCGCATGGTTTGTCTCCTTTCTGTCCAGCGCCTACAGACTGTAGCGCCGGTTTTCGTGATACTTCAGGATGTCCTGCATCATGATGATGCGGTCGTGGCCCATCTTGACGCTGGGCAGCCGCTTCTGGTACATCGCATCCTGGATGGTCCTGTAGGCCAGGCCCAGCCATGCGGCAGCCTGGGTGGCGGTCAGGAACGGCAGCGAGATGGTCTCCTGCACGAGGAGGACCAGGCTGCGCAGGTCTTGCGCATTTGTACCGTCTGCCCTGACCCTTTCCACCAGGTCCAGCATCTTCCGTTCCTGCTCTTCCGTTTGCGGCTGGAACCCATCGGTTTCGACGGCAAACGCGATGAGATTCAGCAGCCCATCCTTCTGCTTTTCCAAGTCCTTTGGCATGTTATCTATGTCCTTTCTGTTTTCTTGTGCTGAAATAGTTATGCAAAGTGATTATCGTGCTCCCTATTTGTCCCTCAGTTTTGCCTTGCACTCGTCTAGTGTCAAGTCTGGGTGAAAAGAGCGAACACACCGAAATGTTCCACAGGGGTCCCAGTAACCCCATTCCCAACGATACGGGGCAAGCGTGGAATAGCGAAAAATCATATTCCTTTTGTATGTCATTGGTACTCTTTTCATCTCCCGATCTCCTTTCTGTTTTCTTGTGCTAACAATAGTTATGCAAAGTGATTGTCTTGCGGGGCACCCCAGGCGGGATGCCCCCTTGGTTTCAGGCGCTGTGGCTCAGTGTGATTTCCCCCCTCATCACCAGGACAGCCATGGTTGCCGCAAAGGCATCCGAACCAATTTTGCCGTTCCACTGCTTGTCGGTCAGTCCCAGGCCGTTGACTGCTGCGCAAGAGGTTGCGTGTCCAGCATCTGAGCCCATAAACTTGGCATAGCGATAGGAGTCCACAATCCTGTCTTTCTGTTCCTCGGTCAGGTTTGCATATCTCGTGAATTTCATCTGTCAGTCTCCTTTCTGATTTACTTGCGGGGCACCCCAGGCGGGATGCCCCCTTGGTGTTATGCAGCCTTGTCCGCTGCTTTCACGAACAGGTCAGCCGTGGCGACGGAAAGCGCCGTTTCGATGCTGCGCAGTTCTCTATAGTATGCTGCCAGGTCACCACTGGCCTTGGCCACCCTGATGGCCGCCTCCAGCAGGTTGATCTCAGCCCAGGTCAAGGTCACGGTGACCTTTTCGTCCTGCATGGATTCCATGACCGCTGCCTGCTTGACGGGGAATACATACCTCGTGAATTTCATCTGTCAATCTCCTTTCTGATTCTGATTTTACATCCATCCAGTGGACCGGGCGGGAATCGAACCCGCCACATCGGCATTGCAAGTGCCAATCGCCCCCTTGGTACATGCCGGCCCAGGTTGCCCCGCCGCCCCTCGACGGCGGGGCGTTGCTACCACCCGATCAAGTCCTTGAAGCTGAGTGTGGACTTGACCGAGCCCGCTGAGGGCGTTTTGAGCCCCATCACGTCCCCTTTCTTGATGCCCGTCAATTTCTCAAAGTCCATCTTGGGCATCGGATTGGTGCGCCGGCCTCGCCGCCGGCCTCCGGTGGGAATCTTGAAGAGTTTACCCATGGTTTTCCCCCCTCTTTGATGCTGGGTCTGGTCCGCACTTTTCGCAGTACACCCCATAGCCCAGGCATCCATTGCTGCCCAGTTTGCCGACCTTGAGCTTAGTTGTGCGGTTCTCCTGACAAAAGAAGCAGAATGGCTTTTCCTGCTCCTCGATGGGGTCCATCAGGGTGCTGCCCTGGTCCCCAGGGTGACGTGATGCCAGTTCGTGGTTTCGTGCCGTCTGGCCGGCGCGTCTGGCCTCAGACCATGCGGGTCGCCATTTCATGCCAATTCTCCTTCCAGCGAGATGTGTGACTGCACCTTGACCGGCTTGCAGTAGGTCACCGCCACCTTTCCGCTGGAAAAGTGTGCCTGCCGTCCAGAGCACTCGCATTCCACCAGGGCATATTGGCCCGGTTCGTAGCACCGTTCAGGCACCAGGTCTCTCTGCTCCCAGAGCTTCATCAGCGAATCAACCTCTTTGTGGACATAGAACCCGCCGCCGTGGTGGTGGTTTCCCCAGCCATCGCTGCCAGACCTGGGATCTACCGCTTCCCCGTTGCGCTTCCCGATTTCCCATTCCGTGCCATCGTAAAGGCTGGAGAATGTGCCATCCCCTTTGTCCCGCAGGATCTTGTAGCCGGTGAACGCGGTGTGGGTAGGCTTGCGGTAATCGGCCCGCAGTTTGCCAGGCGACTTTGCCCAGCGAGGAGCCTTGTCCTCGTTGTCGAGGACCAATTGCCGCTCATCGTCGGTGAGGGAGCGCCAGAGTTTGCGCGTCGGGGTCCCCTTATCCATAACATAGTAGCGCCACGCCTGACCGCCCCGGTGCTTGTGGCTGAACCCAAAGTGCAGGGCCAGAAAATCGCACTCATCCACCACGATGGTCGTGGTCACCTGGGGAGCGCCCCAGGAGCGCCGGCTGCCATTGCCATCGTAGTAATGCACCCTTTTGGCCTCGACAAAGGGTTCGCAGTCGGTGGCCGTGAAATAGGTGCTGTCCAGATTTCCAGGGAATCCATCATTTACCGTTTTCATCGTGAACCTCCTTTAGGTCCGTTTGCGGCGGCCTCTCACCCGCCTGTGGCCTCGCTGTGGCCCGTTGGGGCTTTAGCTATTGTCGATTGCGGAGGAGATTCCTAAATTCACTCCGGTAATAGCCAGGTGCAAGAATCCTGATATAGTATTCTAGTTGCTTATCTTCCAGAGCCTCATGGTTTTCCATTACAGCTACAACCGCATCGGTTGCGATCTTGGCCCCTTCACAAGTTCCCTTGCAAACCCTGCATCCAGGTGGAATGGATTCGCCAGGGGCATACCATGTACCACAAAAGGGGCATCCCTCTGCATCCCGTCTATATTCCAAATATGCCCCTGCCAGATCAAAGACACGGGTTGGGTTGTCTTGGACTGTGGCGGCGATTTCTTCAAGGTTCATAGAATCAGCGACATTCTGTTCAGGTGGCTCTCCTGTAAAGCCGCCATCTCTCCGCCTGATGTTGCTGATTTTTTCGTCCCAGTTTTCCTTGGCGCTTGTCATCGTTGTCCCCTTTCTGATTTTACTTGGTATAACGGCTCTTATCACCACCGCACCCCTACCAGCGTATTATAGCACACGTTGGCAGGGGTGTCAATCCCTTAGATGTTTAGGTAAACATCCCGATAGTATACCATCTCATCTCGCGCCGTCTTGCCCTCTGCGGACTCAGCCAACACCTTTGCATCCTGGGTCACTTCGTACATGATTTGTCTCCTTTCTGTTACGGATAGCTGAACCCCGCCACCTTGCGGAGTTTGTAGGTCATGCTGCGCCGGTTGGGGGTGCCCATGACCGGGCTGGAGGGGGTCCGCTTGTTGTAGTCCGTTCCCTCGACCTCATCCCAGATGCGCCCAATCTCCCAGCACAACATGCCCAGCCGATCCTTGATCTCATCTTTGTAATGTTCGGCGGTTTCGGGATCTTCCCTGACAAACTGCCACAGTTCCTTGACATCCATCCCGTTGATCTTGTCCAACATTTCCCGGTAATGCTCTTGTGCTAACATCTTTTCCCCTTTCTGTTCGTGGGCTATTGCCCAACCTTTTCCAGCATCGCGCCCAGCGGCGTATTGCTCTCGACGTGGCACAGGTTGCCGGCATAGGGTGCCCGACTTTGCCGAATTCGCGGCCAGGATGCCGAATAGTTGGCCCGTCCCGCGTGTTCATCCCGGCAATAAGCGCAGATCCCTTTGTCCAGGGTTTCTCTGGGCACAGGGTCCCCGCAGCATGTGCAGCGCCCGATCTCATTGTCCAAGTAGCTCATCCTTTTCCCCTTTCTGGCCGGGCGACTTTGCCGCCGCCCGGCCCTTTGCTTGTGCCTCGGCTAGTCCTGCCGGGCCTTGAAATTCCATTCCATCTCGCCCAGATCCTTGGGGGTGATCTGTGCTACCATGCCGATGAGCCGCCCGTTTTTCACCCTCAGCAATGCCGCGCTGGGGGACATCTCGACCAGCTCAAAGGTCAAGTCCCCTTTGCCGGCCCGCTTGGGTTTCAGGAGTGCCGACACATAGCGCCCGTCCAGCCATGCACTCTGGCCCTCTTTGGTCACAAAGCGCAGCAAGCGCAAGTCGCTGTTCTCAAACTTGGCGACCTCGACCGGGAAGGCTTGCGTTCCCTGCCCACTGGCCCAGGCTTCGCACTGCTCCTGTTGCCGGCCCGTTGCCTCCTTGGGCTCGGGCATCTGCACCTTTCCGCTGTGCTGTTTGTACTCCTCGAAAAGGATGGCCGACCCATTTGACCACCACCCTACCCCCTCGATGGGGGTTGAATTGTAGCCGATGCCGCCCATTTGTTTGTCCGTGTATCCCTTCGCCAGTTTCTTGATCTGTCCAGTTTCCAAGCTGTTCATGTTCTCCCCTTTCAGTATATGCAGGCGTAGACGGTGATCGTCTGGCCTTTGTCCAATGCGTGGCGCTGTTCTCTGGTGACTTTGCGCAGCACCTTTCTGGGCAGTTCATACTCCCAGAAGCGTGTCCCAACGCTAGTTTCCCGGATAAACTGAGTCCCCTCCCTTGCGCGGGCGGCATACCATCCAGCTTCTGAATAGAAACCATCAGCCCGGAGGTCATAGGCCAGGTTTCTCGCCGTCTCGGGACTGTATAGTGTATCCTCGCATACTGAGAAATACCCCTGTCCGTGCCCTTTGATAGTGAACCTGCGAATCATAACTTTCCCCTTTCTGGGGCCTTTCGCCCCCTTTGCGTTCTTTTTGCCCTTCACTGCCAGGTGCCGGCGTACCCTGCACGTCGCCACCTGGCAGGGGAGGGCACCCCTGCGCTATTCAGTTATCGGCTTGCCGGTTGACCTTTGCGGTTACATGATGTCCCCCTTTCTTTGTGGGGGAGGGCTGCCCCTCCCCCTTTGCGGTTTCCATCGCCGCCCTTGTCAAAGTCGCCCCTTTGGGTCAGTCAGTGGCATCCTCGAACGCCTTTTCCACCGAGCCGATCTCCTCGAACGTGGCAAAGATGTCCAGCAACAGGTCCCGGTCCTGGCCGTAGAGTGTGCGGCTTGCGCCGTCGAACCAATCCAGGAACCAATATTCCACCCGGTAGGGCCTGTGGTCATAGCCCACAAAGAACCGGAATTCATCCCCCGGTCCCCCGGTGCTTAGTTGGTATCTGAAATACCCCTCATCCTGGTCTGAAAAGGTCCCATCGGGCACATAGTCAAAGCACAGGCCATAGTCCCAGAAGGACCCCAGATCCGGGTGTTCTTCTGGTGCGGTGCCCGAGCCCTCGCAGGTTTCGCACTCGGGGAACCCGTCCCCGTCGCACTTGTCGCACTGACTGCAATCCCTTGCCCCCTCTTCGCTTTCGGCAAAGTCGGGGCAGTCGGTGTACCCGTCGCCGTCGCACTCTGGGCAGTCCTGGCCCATATAGCCGGCCCACAACACCCTCAGATCCTCCAGGGTACTTTCCAAGTTCTCCTGGACCCGTTCCTCGCACGTTCTCTGCTTTTCCATTTTATCCCCTTTCTGTTTTCGTTCTGTGGAGCTTTCCGCCCCTTTGCGCAAGCGCCCGACCTGTGCGCAAGCGCCCGACCTGCCCAGCAAGCCGGGCGCTTTGCCTTTTACGCACTAGGATTATCCCATTCCCAGCAGTCGCAGGCTTCGGATGCGTACAATGGCCGCCAGTTGCTGCCGAGGTTATAATCCTCCCAGTTGCCGCCGTCGATGTCGATGCGCTTTTGCCCCTTTGCCCCAGCCACCAGGACAAACGCCTCGGGCTGGATCTCCAGCAAGTTGTCAAAAAAGTCCCCATGCGCATGGTAACACGCCGCAGCGATGCGCCGGCCAGAGTGACCGCGCCGTCCGCCTTTGCCCTTTGACGTTTTGACCGTCAAGGTAAAGCGGAAGCGGCGGCCAACACGTTCGGGAGACCTTTTCCAGATCAAGTTGCCCTCGTACCGTTCGTTGGTTTTCTCCAATGCTTTGTCCAGCTCTCCTACCGTAACATTTCCAGCCAACATTTTACACTCTCCTTTTTTGTGTTTTGGGCCTTTCGCCCCTTTGATTTTTCCCTACTCTGTGGCCGCGTACCAACGCACCCGCCCACAGAGTAGGGGGCAAGTGAAGGCTTGCCCCTTTCCGTTTTCAGGTTACAATGTACCGTTCGAACCCGCCGATCTTTGTCCTCGTGGCTTCACCCGCCCGGCATAGGTCATCCAGGGCATAGGCGAATTCATGCCAATCCTCTTTGATGCCCCAGGTATCATTCATCAGCCGGGCGGCCTCCATTGCGTCCAGTTCCTGGCCTTTGCCATGCAACCTCAAAAACCCTTTACATAGTTGTGATCTTTGCAATCTTGTGGCCATCGCCTTTCCCCTTTCGTTTGTTTTTTCTGTCCCGCCTTTGACAAAGCGCCCGCCGGCCCCTGTGGCCGCCGTTCTGTTATGGCTTGTCCCACCTTTGCCCAGCGTTCCCGGCCTATTCGTCGGTACTGGCCAGGCAAAGGCCGCCCGGTGGATTTCGAATGCCCAGCCGGGCGCTTTGTCAATTGGCCGCCCGCGCTATGCTGAAACGCGCCACCGTTGGATTGCCCAATCAAAGCGCACCCGGAATGAATTCCCGATCTTGTACTCAGCGTAGGTGGTCGCAAGTCCAAAAATGCCACAAAGCCTATCGTTGGCCCTTTCGTTATGAATGGGGAACCAGCCATCCCCATCTATGGCTGTGTTCTTGAATCCCCGCATCAGTTCACGGATAAGCCATTTGGGGATGTCATTCTGTTCGATGTCCATTTTACCCCTCCCACTTGTGATTCCTTGGAAAGGTGCTTGGCACCTGCCCGTTATGATAGGTCAGTGGTCCAATGTGCTGTTGGTACTCTTCCCATCCCTCGGTTTTTTCGGCCCGTTCGCGCCAGACTTGTGCAAGGTACTCTGCCCTTTCTGTGCTTTCCAGCCGGCACGTACCAACGATCTGCCAGTTGTGACGCGGCGACTTGCGATCATATACTGCTAGTACCCTATCTGTTATCACGTCCACCCCCTTTGCCTTTTCTATGGCCGGCGCCCGCCTTTCGCCAAGTCGCCGGCCCGTTTTGTGTTTTCCGTTCTTATGCTACCGTGTGCGCATCCCAGCCCAGCCAGTGACCAAACTCCCAGGGATCTACAAGGACCACGACGGGCCATCCCCGCCCCAGCTCTCGCATGGCCGCCCGGTTTTCGGTCACGGTTTCGGGCAATTCCCCGTCGTGCTGCCAGAGTACACTGGCGCACTCCTCCAGCTCCAGCGTTGGGACGCTGGGATCGCTGTTCAGCCAATCGGCCATATACTCGCCAAACTTTTTGACCCAAACTTGACCGACCGGCCTGGCTGTGTATCCTCCCCAGCGCAGCGGTGAAATCTCCACTTTCATCCCCGTTTTGCGGATGCGTCCGGTTTTCGTTTTCATGGTATGTCATCCTTTCTGTGTTAGCGCCCGTGGGCGCTTTGTCTTTTGCCACCACAGATACCACAAAATCGAGTGATTTTGTGGTATCTGTGGGGACACAAGGTCCCCGGTTTTGCTTAGTAGTACACTCCTACAATAACCCGTTCTGTGTCTTCCCCCCAATCGTCGCGGGGATACTTGACCAACAGGCCACCGCAGAACCCCTCAGAGTGATACCCGTCCCATCCGTCGAATTCTTTTGGCCGCCCGACCGACCAAAACGGGTGATCTACCCAGACAAAATCAGCCATGCAATAGCACTCGCCTCGGTAGTAGAAATACTCCGCATCCTCCGCGCCGTCAAAGTCGAACCATTCCCTTTCCTTGTCTGTCAATTCCCAGTAGTGCAGCAGATCCCTAGAATGCCCGTTCGTGATAATCTCGATTGCCATTGTACTCCGTTCCTTTCCTGCCCGTTTGGGCAAAGTCTATCGGGCGACTAGCGCCCATTCTAGCCTGATAATCGTCCGCAAAACCGCCGCCGCCACGTTCTGTACTCGTCGGGTTTTCATGGTTAGTTCCTGCCCGTGGGCAATCCGTTTGCATCGGCCACCGCGTTGGTGTGCGACCACGTGATTGCATCATCCGAAAAACGGCGGCTAATGGCAATGGTCCGCTTGACGGCGCTTTGCCGTGCTTTTCGCTCTTCCGCCTCTGTCATTGCCCTATATTCTACATAGGCGGGCGAGTCTGTTCGCAACTTTTTGCATTTCATCCAACTATCGAACATGGTAAAAATCCCCTTTCTGTTCTGTGTTCTGTGAGTGCGGCGCTTTGTGTTTTCGCCCTCGCTTTTGTCTACCAGTTCCAGATTGACAATGGCCCGGTTGCAGCATGGAATTGCAAGCCATAGATATAAGCCACCGAGACCAGAGTCACCGTCAGGCCGACCGCCACGAAAACGCGGGCCAGGATAGGATGTCTGTGGGCATAATCCGCAAACCCAAAAATTGCCCATATTGCCACGAAAACCGCCAAGATGTAAAGCATGATTATCCCCTTTCTGATTTTTTGGCTTTTGCACTGCTGCCCGTTTGCAAACATACTGCGATAGTTTGCACTTCACCCGTTTTGATCTCGCAGTAGGGTTAACGGGCAGCAAGGCAAAAGCCGGTTTTGCCTTGCCTATTCCGTTTTGTCAACTTTCCGTCAAGCCATAGTAGACGGTATCCTCGATATATTCTCTCAAGTCATAATACCTTGCGAGGTAGTGGGATGTCTGGCCGTGAAACATAAGGCGGAACGTTCGGCCAATTTCATCGTCGGGCAGCGTTGGGTCGAACGTGACCGAAAAATCAGCATACCCAACATAGTATCCCCACTCGCTCATAACATGATAGGAGCCATAGACTCTCACCTTGCCGTTTTTCAGGATGTCGTGTCCCTCGCGATTAAAGCCACAGCCCTCGGGCATCCTTGCGACCAGATCGTCAATCCTTGCGTCCATTTTATACCATCCTTTCTTGTGTTTGGGACCGTTTGTCCCGGTTTTCCCCACTTTGTCCCGTTTTCCGTTTTCCGTTCTATCCTTGCGTATATGGCAATT